TCTAATCAAAAAATACATCATCCCCGAGCTTCAAAAAGTCAGATAACGTATAAGAGTAGTATCCTTTATACATCATTATTTCGTCTATTTGAAGCTTTTCCTTGACTAAAATAAATTCAGGCACGTTATTATATTTTATTATTAGAAGTAATAATTTATTTGCACTTACAGAATCCTGTGTGGCTTGTTCTAGCCATTTATCCCATTGTGTTACTTCTTTATTAATTACAGACTGAAATGATGGCGCAGTCTTATAATGCTTACACTCGATGCTGTATTTAAAGCTTTTTGGGCACATTAAATCGCCGAATACTGCATGATCTAAGTCATGGTGTGCGACTCTACGCACATTGGCCCCACCGAAGAACGAACCGCTGTCAGAATTGCGTCGGAATCCAGTCTCGAGCCCCAGGAAAGCCTTAAATCGTGCCGACAACAAGTTAGCCATCTTTCGTTCAAATGTATTACCTTTGTTTTTACCATTCACTTTTCCTACTGCCATATTAACTCCCCATTTATTATAGTTATCTTCGATAAATAATAAAATATTAAAACTAAGGAGAACTATATGTATTCACGATCATTTGAACTAGCAGTGCAACATTCTATGTTATACGAAATTGGCGGATTTTTTAAATTTGATGCACCTGGATTCAAGGAGGGCTTAATAGATACACCTGAACACCGTAAGGCATGCGGATATGCAAATGACCCACTCGATCACGGTGGTGAAACAAAATATGGAATTGCAAAAAAACCTAATCCACAGCTAGATATAACTCATATGGATTGGGAGGGAGCTAAAGCAGTTTATTTTTCTAATTATTGGTTAAACAGTAAATGTGATAAAATGAATGGTAGATTAGCAGCGTTACAATTCGACGGTGCAATTCAGCACGGACCAGGTACTGCATCAAAATTTATTCAACGTGCAATCGGTGTAGACGATGATGGTAGCATTGGGTCTGTAACATTAGCAGCATTAGCAACAAAGGATCCAATTGCCATTTGTAATCTAGTATGCGATCAGAGAGAAAAATTTTATATCAACATTGTTGCTAATGATGCTACGCAGGATAGATTCTTAAAAGGTTGGCTACGTAGGGTATCAGAAATGCGTCTTTTTGTTACAGACTTAACAAAAACATTTTAACGAACCAATATTGTTAGCCGGGTTAACATGTTAACGATAAAATAGTGTAACAGTAAGACTGTTTAATAAAAATCAATAGGTATCGGGAGTGACGCGCCCCGATACTTACATAATCAAAGCGTATAGGTTTTATAAATCATAACACATAAATCATAAATCATAACACATAACTCATAAAACCCAAATCTAATTTAAATCTAACTCATTTTCGCAGCAAACTATATTATAAGGTTAACGAGCCTAGTTATTAATTTCGTTGGCGTGTCGTTCGGAATGGAGCGCAACAGCCAAGCCCGGTGAATATACATCGGCAAGTTATAAGAAAGCGACCAATGTCGTTAGTAAGATAATAAGTTTAAGTTTGTGGGAGGCACGTGAAAACAGGGTATGCCCTCCCAGATGCGTTATCATTGGTTATAAGTGATAACAATAGCATTGAGTCCGTATGGTGTAAAAGCCTTAGACCCCTTCAGGAGCCGTGTGTGAATAGCACGGTGTAGTTGACATAATCAATCCAACACTACGAAAAATTCCGATATAACAGTCTGCGAAGCTCCCAAAGTTTCCGGTATCCAGGTTTTGGATACCCTTGGTCTGACTCCTCACCCAAAGCATTGGTAAGCTGGAGCATATTATTACTCTATTGATTTATATTGTTTTGTCTATATAATATAAGATGTAATACAAGCATTAGATTAAGTAGTGGATGCGATAGCAGACAATACAATCTATATGCTGATGCGATGCGATAGCAGTGCATCAATAAACCCATAAAGGATAGTAATGATACCTATAGATATGAATGAAGCAAAACGAGCATTTATCGAAAACAAGATAGATATATGGGCTATGTCTTTCCTTGAAGGAGTAGAAAAAGAAGAACATATAACAGAAAAGCAATATGATAAGATAGTTGAGATTGCTAAAAAGATGTTACCATTTAAATTATTGATTACTACTGATTTAAATGGTAACGGATGTAAGACAGATATATACTTTAACCAGAAGTATTACCCAGATGAATATTAATCTATTTCGGTTTTCTTATATATTTTCTTTATTAGTCGTAATACATTAATATCGTTATAGTCTGTAGTTGAACATCTACGTAAACGAATAGACATAAAATCACTTCCAATTGATTCTATAGAAACTATGCCGGTGAACTTTTGAAAATGAAGTGAAACAAATGCATTAATGCGTAATTCGATATTGCCTATGGGCTCTTGCCTATCTATATGTTTTAATAATTTAATTTCACCCTTTATAATATATACTTCAGATGATATCCGTTCGCCAAATGGTTGATTTATATATATGTACCCTGAATTTACTACATTAGGCGTATCCAAATACATATTAACAATTTTATCTTTTAATAAAACTGTTTCATATGGACTCCAACTAATGTGTTGGGCATCGAGTAATCGTGATAAATCATACATCCATCTTTGTTTAGGATAACGTTCCCAGCAATCACTATCATTATATGGTATGTCGAGTTCAGTAGTGTGTATTTTCTTTTGCATATATTCCTTACATATATTCCTTACCACCGGGATTCTGTTCTTTTAAGCGTTTATTAATGACGCCGATAGCTATTTCTCTATCCTCGAAGCTCATACCCCACGCAGAATTCCATTCAATGCCACCTTTCATAAAGAAACAAATATCAGTGACTTGTTCTCTTAATGATATTGCATCCTTAGTATATGATTGAATAAGGTCACCTAATTGATTACTAGGTAGAAAAATTAATGACCTTATGAAAAATTTACTGGATTAAAGTCGACTTCACTTTCCCAATTATGATTACATTTTTCACATACAGCAGTAAATGACTTTTTAATACCGATTTGATTTATTTCCTTAATTAAGTCGGAAATCTTATCTACACTCTTTTTATCAATATTTTGCAAGAATTCTTTAATGTCAGTCTTATTACTTACATTAATACTATTACTTTCATCTACTACTTTGATGATAGAATTCAGCATCAAATCATATGTAACTTGAGACAGTTCCTTAAATGCTGATGCAAAAAGTTTTAATCTTGCTTCTTCGGAAATTGCTTCATTTTCGATAGCACGAGTTAACTTACTTTGTTCGAATTGTGCGTGTAAGCCTCTTAATAATTCTGGAAATCCGTATGGCTTAACGAATACACTAAGCCCGGACTCTAAGTTAGCTACATATTCAGTTTCTAAATATGTCATATTATTAAGTGAATACTGGATGTCTAACTTAAATGTATTCTTATGAGAACATTCGGGACACGTTAATTCAGTTTCTAATGCATCGTTATATGTTGCATATCTGATAGCAGTGATAATAGCATCGATGTCATTTGTTAATAATAGCCTAGGATTACTAACAGCTGGAGCACAACTTCTAATAACTTCGATTAAAGCTTCACCGTTCAATAATGCATCCGGATTCTTTAATATAAGTTCATCCTTACCAGTCATAGGCATAATTCCGATTTCATCTGTATCTGTAAATGTAATAGCCCCGGGATCGTAATATGATCTTCCACTCGGTAATTTCAAAAATAACTTGTATTGTCTGAAATAACCCTTAAGTGGATTCTGATGTATTTGTTGTTCCATGTTTCCTTCCTTTAAATAATTGATAAATAGTAATTAATACTGTTTATCTTTATTTATCAAGGTACTTAATTAATCAAATTTATGGCTGATAATATTCATATTGCTAGTGTAGCAGACGGTGCATTTGAAAATGCATTGGGTGATCTACCACCTTGGGCTACAGAAGACACAGCGTTATCTATCGAAGGCATTTTACGGAAAACTTTAAATCTTCAAACTACTGCTTTAACTCAGTTAGTTAAAAAAGCCACTAAAGGCGATAATTCGATAGATGCTAAAGAAACAAATGACGAATTAGCAAAACTTACTAAAAACCTACACGACGAAAATGCACAACGTAGTAAAGATAAGAAATATTGGAACGACGAAAATAATCAAGATAAGAAAAATAAGAAACGATGGGCGGATGAAGAAGGTATGTCTGGTCGGAAACTTATACTAGAAGGATTACTTGTTAAAGCAGGTTTAGCTATAAAAGGGGCATTCGAGGATAATAAGAAGACGTTTGACTCACTGACAGAATCTGGCATTAATGTTATGAGCGGTTTGGAAGACGCTGCCGATGGATTTACAGCGTTGCGTGAGCTTACTGCTATTACCGGAGTTAGGTTCACTGAACTTTCGGCATCTATGCAAAAGTATAGCTCCGCAGTGAATTCATTCGGTGTCGGAAAATTTGCTAAAACAGTTGGTATGGCATCTGCTAATTTAACTCAATTCGGATATTCGAGTAAAGAATCGGCAGAATTATTAGGTGCAATGTTAAGTGTGCAACAAGGTGTTTCTGACGTCAGTCAAAAAACGGCAATAGAGACAAATGCAGATTTACAACGATTTGGCAGAAGTGTATCAAGATTAGCAATTGCATCCGGTGTAGCCCGAGAAAAAATTATAGAAAATGCAGTTGCAATTGGACATAGCACAGATGCAAATTTATTAGCTGGTCAAATTGGTAATAAAGCTGCTGAAGGTATGACTACATTTCTTGCGTCATTTAAAGATCAAAATATTGCTAAACAAATTTTAAAATTAATGTCGGATCCTATTAAGCCATTAAATGAATCCTTTATGAACTTGCAAAAAGTTGGTCTAGGTGGGTTTGCCCAGTCATTTACACAATTTACTAAAACATTAGAAGGTATGCCCGAAGATGTTAAACAGCAGGCATTAAAATCATTTATTGACGCACATAAAGGGGAACTCGATAGAGAAAAACAAAGGTTAGCTTTATTAAAACAGGCCGGGGTAGCAGAAGCTGGAGCAGCATTAGACTTAGTAGTAGGACTTCAGCAACAAGCTAACGCAATTAAAAAGTTAACGCCTGAAGAAATTAAGCGTTTAGAGGCTAGTAACGAGGCAAGTAAGAATCTTTCAAATGCATTTGAAAGATTCAGGTCACTATTACAGCGGGCTTTTGGTCCGACAGCAGGTATGTTAAATCTATTCACAACTCTATTAACCGGTATAATTGCACCATTAGAATGGGTAATATCATTATTTGATAAGATAGGCGAAACATTATCAGCATTTACTGGTATTAATATGGACTTAACTCCGTGGATTGGTCTAGCTGCGATTGGGTTCGCATTATATAAAAGTGTTTCTATTTTTAAACTTGCTGCTGATTTTATGGCTAAGACATTATTTGGAATAGGTAAAAAACGTGGTGTAGAAGGTGTAACAGGAAAAGTAGCTGGCTCTACAGCTGGTAAAGAAACTATATTAGGCGGATTAGGTAAAGGTATCGGGAGTATAGGTAAAGGTATTGGTGATATACTGTCAGGACTTGCAGATGGATTAAAATCTTTGGCTTCCCCAAAGGTATTTATAGGTATTGCAGCTTTAGCAGGCCTTGCCGGTGTTACATTTATTATGGCTAAGGCATTTAAGGAATTTAATGATGTAAAATGGACTGATGTCACTTTAGGCATTGTAGTAATTGCAGGACTGGCAGTTGGTGCAGCAGCATTAGTTAGTATTGCCCCCGAAATTGCAATAACAGCAGTTGCGATTGGATTATTGGGAGGTGCAATATGGTTACTTGCTAAAGGACTCAAAGAATTTCCGACAAACATTTTACCGGATATGTCAGAATCATTTGGAAAATTAGGTAATATAATAGGTAGTGTGTTTGGCGGATTGTTAGATATAGTATCTGATGTTTTTACAGCCATTAAAGACATAGTGATGCCAGTTATACACGGGATTACAGCAGGATTTAAATTGATTGGCCAAATAGTATCCGATGTATTTAAATTTATATGGAGTACAATATCTTCGGTGGCAAATGATATCGGAAAAGTATTTAACGGAGTTTTATCAGTAATTAAATCGGTGTTCAGTGGTATTTGGACAGTTATATCTTCGGTATTTACTTCTATTGATGACATAGTATCAGGGGTAATTGGTACCATTACATCGACTATATCCGGATTAGGTTCTATACTAACAGCACCGTTTAAGTGGGCAGGTAATATAATAAATAGTATATTGAGTGGTATTAGTGACACAATATCTACATTAATAAATCCTATTAAATGGTTATCCGATAAAATGGGTAGTTTATTTAGTAGTTCCGGACCAGATTCAGCTACTAAACAATTATCTAATTTATCAGATTCAGCACAAGGACTTAGCCCTTATGCTAAAACATTAGATGTAATAAATTCAAGTTTAACCCAAATGTCTTCCACACTATCATCATTCACCGGGTTGAATAAAATAAAGAGTATAGTAGATACAATAAATGGTGTAGATACGATAAAGGCACTAGCATTAGGTGCTATCGCATCGATTGGTGCAGTATCATTACCTGCGGCTCGACCGACTAGCGGACCGAGTGCATCAGCAACACCGAAATCTTCGACTTTAAATAGTCCTTCGGCAGTATCAACCGATCCAGCTGTGGGCGGAGATCAATCTGTAGGAAAAGAACAATCGTTACCGGCCAGTACCGGAACAGAGCGTGGACAAGCAAATGATGGCATAAATACTGCACTTGGCTATCAGAGTTCACTATTAGAACAATTATTATTAAGCACAAATAATTTAGTGTCAGTTAATAAAGATATATTAAAATATGCAAGAAACAGTGCATAATTACTTGATTTTCTATTATAAAGAGTGTATAAGTTATAGTGAAATGTTCTATAAATATTAATATAAAGAGATAATACATGACTTGGAAAAAGTTTTTTCGCCCCGTTAATTCGGTCTTACCAGTTGCACAGCGAGCAGTAGATAGCACGTCTGCTTATGCATCAACGGCAAAATATAGTAACTGGTTACCCGAAGTATACTCTGGCCCACCGGATCGTTTACAACGTTATGCAGTTTATGATCAAATGAATTATGATCATGAAATCAGTGCGGCATTAGATACAATAGCAGATTTTGGAACAGAGTGTGACGAAGTTAGTAAGTTGCCACTTGTCATTAAATTTAATGACGAACCCACTCCGTCTGAAACTCAAATTTTAGAAAAATCATTAGGACAATGGTGTAGACTTAATAAAATTAATCGTAGACTATGGAGAATGTTTCGTTCTGTTTTAGTTTATGGAGATCAATTTTTCTTGCGTGATCCAGAATCATTTAAGTTATATTGGATTGACCCTGCTAAAGTGGAGAAAGTTATCGTAAACGAAAGTGACGGTAAGAAAATCGAAAGTTATTTTATTAAAGACATCGACCTTAATATGAAGAGCTTAGTTGGCACCAATCAGCTAAACAAAATGTCAAATGAAGCGTTTGGATCCAATAGTATCGTATTTTCTCCACCGATGCAAGGTAACATGAATTATGTATCAGGTGGCTATGGCGGAGCAGGTACTGCAAACTATCAAGACGGTGGTGCTGTAGCTGTAGATGCTGAACATATCGTGCAACTATCGCTTACAGATGGTATGAATGCTGCATGGCCTTTCGGTCTCAGTATATTAGAACAAATTTACAAAGTTTATAAACAAAAAGAATTATTAGAAGATGCTATTCTAATATATCGTATACATCGTGCTCCAGAGCGTCGTGTGTTTTTTATTGACGTTGGTACAATGCCGCCTAACAAGGCCCAGCAATATCTAGAGCGTATTCGTTACGAAGTTCAGCAAAAACGTATTCCAAGTAGAACTGGCGGCGGCGCTAATGTTGTTGATTCTACATATAATCCTATGTCTATCTTGGAAGATTATTTCTTTGCTGTAACAAGTGAAGGTCGTGGATCTAAAGTTGAAGTTTTACCGGGTGGTGAAAACTTAGGCGATATTGACGACTTACGTTATTTCAACAATAAAATGCTTCGCGCACTTGGTGTACCTAGTTCGTATTTGCCGACAGGTCCGGAGGACGGAACAGCATCGATGAGTGATGGTAAAGTAGGAACTGCTTTTATTCAAGAATTTAGATTTTCGAAAGTAGTTGCTAGATATCAGCAGCAAGTTATTGAACCTCTTGACTTGGAATTTAAGTTATTTTTAAAATTTCGAGGTATTACAATTGACAATAGTTTATTTGAAATAGAATTTACACCACCTCAATCATTCTCCGAGTATAGGCAATTGGAACTTGATTCGGCACGTATTAATACATTTACAGCCTTAACAGATATTTCATTTGTATCAAAAAGATTTATTCTTAAAACATATTTAGGATGGTCAGAAGAACAATTGGCTGAAAACGAACGTATGTGGAAAGAAGAGCGTAGTCGTTTAACAAAAACTTTTGCACCCGACTCATCTGGTGGCGCATCCTCTGGTTTATCTGATGTAGGTATTACAAGTTCGGGAATTGATGATATGGCACCCGAGGACACTGGTGCAGGTGATTCAGGCGACATGGGTAGTGATATGGGGGCAACCGACGCCGAAGTAGATAGTTTTGGTGAACAATAATGAAATTAAGTGAGATCACCGAAAGTTTTGATAGTAAGATTCGGGGTAGATTAATACAGTCTACCCCGAATCTATTTATTGTTCGTGCAACAATAGGCGACCGTGACATTGATTTTACAGCGTCACGTATGTCACTTAGTTTAGATGTAGAATCAGAGACCGATAATGCGTGGGAAATAATGTTTTATGAACGTAAGGATGGGGATATATCTACAAGGAAGTCAGGTTCGGGGAATGAAATGCAAGTATTTGCATTTATTTTGGATGCAATAAATGAATTAATAACCCGATATTCACCGGACGAAATGTTATTCAGTGCTACTAAGACAGAACAAAGTAGAATAGGATTGTATAATAAGATGATTAAACGGATTAAAATTCCTGGTTATACAGGGCAGATGACGCATTCAGATAAGTCGGCGAATCAATATAGTATTATTAAAGATAAATTGCATTAATTTTCCAACCGCGGCCATAGTATACATACCTGATATCGATATGTTTTCTTTTTTGTCGGTTCTCATCTAGTGCGAGTTTAATAATTGTATTATAAATAGATAAATAGTTCATATTATTGTTTATCTAAGAGGCACCCAAAATCAAAGCAAAAGAATTATTATGTGAATTTTACGATCCAGCAGATGACCAACTAGGTCAAGCAAAGATGGATGACACCAGGCGCCCACGCCTGACAATGTTACACATTCAGAAATTACGTAAATCACGTGACGCTGAAAAATATGAAAAAGCACAACATTTAAATTTCATACCCGATATGTATGGTCAAGCAGACGCAGGTGGTATGCCAGGTTTATAAACACTGTGTTTATCTCGATAATATCGAGACTAAATATGTGTAACGATTGAAAATTCAAAAATAGCCTATTTCTAGGCTATATCTCCCTATATTCTTAATGAGTAAGTTAAATACATAGAATACTAATAAATAGTATAATGAAATTTACTAAATTAAGGAGAACTAAGCATGTCACAACAAAAAAAGCTTGAAAAGGTTCTGGATTTGCTATTAAGCGAAGATTCCGACCAAGCCGCTGAACTTCTTCACCAAATCATTGTAGAAAAAGCTCGTACAATTTATGAAAGCATCGTTGATGAAGAAGATGACGCCGAAAATGAAAAAGATGAACTCGACGAATCCGATGAAGTTGGTGGCGAACCAAACAAAGACTTTACTGATGAAATTTCATCAGACGAAGACGAAGTAGATGCGGATGAAGAAAACGACGGCGAAGCAGGTGCTGAAGACGATGATGAAGAGGGTTATGATGATGAATTCGGCGGCGATGATGATGCTGGCGAAGGATCAACTGAAGACCGCGTTGAAGACCTGGAATCTCAACTAGCTGAACTTCGTGCAGAATTCGATGCCTTAATGGGCGAAGAAATGCAAGAACCTAATCATGCAGATTTAGGTGATAAGTTTGGTGGTGACGACGAAGTCGAGCCAGCTGGTGACGAATTTGATGGGGATGAAGGCGCTGGTATGCCTGATTTCGGTGGCGAAGGCGAAACTAAAGTTGTTGGCGAAGTTGTAGCAAGTATGTTTGAAAAAAGAAAGACAGCTAAACTTAAAGTAGCACCACAAAAGAAAGATTTAAAGAAAGATAAAAAAGTTGATGAAGAAACTAAGTTTCTGAACACAGTTGCTGATACTGGTCAAAAAGGAACAGCAAAATTGGTCGGAACAGGTAAGTCGACACCACTCGGTGCTGAACAAACTAAGTCTTCGTTTACAAACATTCCTCCACGTAAAGACTACGGTGGAAAACCAGCTAAGATCGGCGGCGGCCCAGCTGGCGAATACGGTAAATACAATGGTGACTGTGCTGCAAGCAAAACACCAACGGATAACGTAAACATTAAGCCGAAAAATTCCTCAATTAAAGCTGATACTACTGCTAAATTTACTGGTGGCAAGACAGCAGGCGAGGGCTTTACTAAATCCCCATTCACTAAGAAGCCGGGTTAAGGATAGATAATGGCTATGGCAAATAAACTGTACGAGTACTTGTCCTTTGACAAGGCACACGTTCAACTTCTAGAAGAAGATAATAAACAAGGTGGTAAAGATCTTTGTATGAAAGGGATCTTTATTCAAGGTGACGTAAGGAACCAGAATCAGCGTGTTTATCCTGTTCGTGAAATTACCCGTGCCGTTAATTCTATTACTGAAAAGTTAAGTAGTGGTCAATCAGTTATGGGAGAGCTCGACCATCCGGAAGAGCTTTCAATTAACTTAGACCGCGTGGCTCATCTAATTACAGAAATGTGGATGGATGGTGCTGATGGATACGGTAAGTTGAAGATAGTCCCAACTCCGATGGGCAACATTGTAAAGACATTGTTACAGTCGGGCGCAAAGTTAGGCGTATCTTCCCGTGGTTCTGGAAATGTAAATGACGATGGTACTGTTTCAGATTTTGAAATTATTACTGTTGACATTGTTGCGCAACCAAGCGCACCAAACGCATTTCCTAGAACAATATATGAAAGTTTATTTAACATGAAGGGTGGTTCCCGAGTTATTGTTACCGCAAGGGAAGCATTAACAGAGGCATCTGCTCAAAGACAACTTGTTAAAGACCTTCAAAGATTTATTCAAGAGTTAAAAATTTAGGAGAACTCAAGATGGCAAAAAAAATTGATGAACTCTTGAGCGAAAGCGTTGGACTATCCGAAGATACTAGAAACCAGATCGTTGGTTTGTGGGAATCTAGACTATCCGAAGCTCGTGAAGAAGTTGCTGCAACACTCCGCGAGGAATTTGCACGTAAGTTCGAACACGACAAGGGTGTGCTAGTTGAATCGATGGATCGTTTCTTAACTGATAAAGTCCGCGTTGAACTCGAGGAATTCGCTGATGACAAGCGAAAACTTGTCGCAGAACGTATTGCCTACAAAGGTAAAATCGTTGAACACACAGGCATGTTGAACAAATTTGTAACAGAAGCTGTAGCAAAAGAGATGAAAGAATTCTATGCTGAAAAGAAAGCAATGAAGGAAAATTTTGGTAAACTAGAAAACTTCTTATTGAAACAACTTGCCGAAGAAATTCGTGAGTTCCGTTCAGATAAGAAATCTTTGGTAGAACAAAAAGTCAAAATGGTTACAGAAGGAAAACAAAAATTACACGAAACAAAGACACAGTTTATTAAGCGCGCCGCTCAAATCATCGAGTCAAACATTGAAAGAACTTTACGTAATGAAATCGGTCAATTCAAGGAAGACATTCGTGTTGCCCGTGAAAACGATTTTGGTCGTAAGATTTTCGAAAGTGTGGCAGCTGAATTCATGACTTCATACCTTAACGAAGGTACAGAACTGAAAAAGCTTCAAAAAGTTGTCGAATCTAAAAATACAAAAATTGCTTCATTGACAGAATCTGTTAAGAAGAGCAGTGGACTTATGGAAAGATTAGACGGTAAATTGAAAGCAACTCAGGACTTGGTCGAAAGACAAAAAGTTATGAGTGAATTACTAGCACCATTGTCTAAGGACAAGAAGTCGGTAATGAAAGAATTACTTGAATCGGTACAGACAAAGAATTTGCAAGGTCAATATAACAAATATTTGCCAAGCGTTCTAAATGAAGCTGTCGCATGTAAACCTGTTGCTGCAAGGCCACAGTTGAACGAAGCAACATTGTCATCCAATACAGGTAATAGAGTGAAGGTCACTCAGAATGAAGAGTCGGGTGATTCTTCGGAATTAAATCATATCTTGTCCTTAGCCGGCATTAGAAAAGTAAACTAGGAGAAATTATAATGGCAACAAAGCTATTTGAATCAAACTGGGGTGCGACAAAGTCAGCCCTTTTAGAAGGTCTTACAGGTAATCGCCGTCAGTCTATGGATGTTGTTTTTGAAAATACACGTAGATATTTGTCAGAATCTGCTTCCGCAGGCGCAACACAAGCAGGTAACATCGCTGTACTTAACAAAGTTATGCTTCCGTTAATTCGTCGTGTTATGCCTACAGTTATTGCGAATGAAATTATGGGTGTTCAACCTATGACAGGTCCAGTAGGACAAATCCACACATTGCGTGTTCGTTATGCGAACACAGCAGCTGGCGTAACAGCTGGTACAGAAGCACTTGGTCCATTTGAAATTGCTAACGCATATTCAGGTAACGAAGTTGCTGCTGATCCTGCCGCTGCTTCAACAGCACGTTTGGAAGGTGTTCCAGGTAACAAATTGAGCATCCAAATCTTGAAAGAAACTGTCGAAGCTAAGACACGTAAATTGTCAGCTCGTTGGACTTTTGAAGCAGCACAAGATGCAAATGCCATCCACGGTATTGACATCGAAGCTGAAATCATGCAAGCACTTGCACAAGAAATCACTGTTGAAATCGACCAAGAAATGTTGTTTAAATTGGGTAGCTTAGTTCCAGTTGCTCCAACAACATTTAACCAAGCAGCAGTATCAGGTACAGCAACTTATGTTGGTGACGAAATGGCTGCTCTTGCAGTTATGATTAACCAACAAGCTAACTTGATCGCAGCACGTACACGTCGTGGCGCAGCTAACTGGTGTGTTGTCAGCCCAACAGCTTTGACAATTCTTCAGTCTGCTACTACTTCATCGTTTGCACGTACTACAGAAGGCACTTTCGAAGCTCCTACAAACACTAAGTTTGTTGGTACATTGAATAGCACAATGCGCGTATATGTAAACCAGTACGCTGGTGATGGCGATGCAGTATTGTTGGGTTATAAAGGCCCAACAGAAACAGATGCAGCAGCTTACTACTGCCCATATATTCCTTTGATGAGCGTTGGTCCAGTTATGGATCCACAAACATTTGAACCAGTCGTTTCGTTTATGACTCGTTATGGATATTTGGAACTTACTAACACAGCAAACAGCTTCGGTAACGCAGCTGACTATTTGTCGAAAGTGGGCATCAACAGCGGTACGCTCAAGTTTTATTAATCAAATTGGAAAGAATCTAAACAATTCTTTCTTACAGATTACAAAACAAAACAAAAAAGCTCCGATTAAGGAGCTTTTTTCTTGACTAGAGTTGTCGAACCCACACAGATTGACCACAGTCCCAATATCGTCTGTACTTAGCAAGAAACATATTTTCAGATTCTGATTTCGTAGAATCGAACGTAGGTAACCATTTACTTAATTGCGATTTTTGACATTTAAACCGTGATATAGGATAGTTACCATCGGTCCAAAAATATCCCGGAGTAACAGCCTTTGATAACTCAAACCCTAAATTTTTATAAGAATTGCCATTAAATTTACTCATATCGCAATAAGAAACAATTGTTTTATTTGTATAAAATTTTATAATTTGATTAAATAATCGTTGTGTACCACCCACAACGATGCAATTTATTTTGGTGCATAATCTCAATAATTCAATGTCTGCATTACTAGAAAATCTAGATTTACCTATAGTCATTAACATATACAATTCGTTATTAAAATATAACCCAATCGCATTAGATGATGTTATATAGCCTTGTAAATGATTTTTATTCAAAAATTCTTTCTCATCATTCTTTGATACATCACGTATTGTAAACTTTCTAGCGTACATCTTAGAAGCCAACCCTAATTTTGTTTTAATTATTGATTTGATAATATCGGGTTTATTAATCCATTCGAAATCGGTTATTTGGATAAGATCTACATTATTTAATTTAGCTAAATCTGTCTTATCTTTATGTTTATTTTTATTTTCAATAAGCGGGGTATGTGTACAATATGGATTATGTGAGTGCCAATATAATCCATTTAGTTCTATGCCAAACTTATGAGACGGAATATACACATCTATTTCTTTAGACCCTAATGTAGCCCAGTCGCTGTGTGTATATTGTATATTGATACTATCTAAAAAATTACAAATTTCTTTTTCTTGAATTGAATAGTTAGTTCTTTGACGAATAGTAAATCCGTGTTTTTTACAATATTCTCCCACTGTACTATAATATACGTTTAGGTCTTGTGCTATTTCTGTTAGAGATTTTTGATTATCGATATATTCTTTTTGCATCCACAGCCTATCATTTAGTAATATTTCATTCTCCGGTGTAAGTTTAGATTTTGATAGTATTGTTCTGACTTCGGGTCTTTGTAAACTAAACGGTACTCCAAATTTTGCAATCATTGTATTTTCTCTTTTGGCATTTATTGTTAAATTTTCTTCTTTAGTCGTTAGGCTTTTAGTTTTAGAAACATTTATTGATATAGAATTGGCAGTGCATTTACATTTATTCGCAGGACCACAACCGACCCATCCTTCAGATATCCGATTAACAGTTTTTTTATTACCAAATTCGCATACGTTAGATTCGTTATGTAATGCAGAATATATAATTTCGGGATAGTGCATTGAGTCAGATAAAGTATTCTCTTGAACCCACTTAGCTAGTTCGTTATCTTTCTTTATAAACGTCGAATAGTGTTTCGGTTTGTCTTTTATTATTTCTAATATTTTATTTCTCATTTATTGGCCTTTGATGTAACAGCTTATTACTTAATATTTAGTATTTATACTTTATAACATACACATATCCTAGTGTCAACTTATCGATAACTTTCTGATAAATATATGAAACGGTAGGTATACAACTATGGCTCAAAAAATTAAAGTTCAAGACGGTAATATTCTTTATGTAGCAAGCGATTCTACTTACGATGTAAATTTCGGCATTAATGGATTACTAACAGTTACCAAAGAAATTATGGTGGGCGATATAGCGCTCGGCCTCGGCACGATAACAACATCACCTGCACAAAATTTAACTATAACGACAGGATTGGGTGCTAACTTACTGTTGCAACCAGACGCAGCACTAATTCTTAACGGTGTGCAATGGCCGGTCGCACCTATATCGACATCGCCGGGTTCATATTTAGGCGCATCGGCATTAAATACTTTAGAATTTTATTCCTTTGTTTTTGCATCTTCGGTTAGTGATTCTTTAACACCTGGTTTAAATCCAATAACAGGCCTTGATTTTTTATATCCTACTATCCAGCCGGGCCAGGTAGTTGTTGGGCCAACCGTTGTATATGATAATGTTGGTACAAATCAGTGGCGTATATTACAGCCAAGATTAGGATATACGCCGGTTAATATAGCTGGTGATACAATGACCGGTTACTTAATGTTAAATGCTGATCCTACCACAGGACTTGGCGCAGTAACTAAACAATATGTTGATCAGATTTCTACTGGCATTAATATTCATGGATCGGTAGAAACTTCGACAACACCATTAAATAATTTAACACCGAATTCGTATACAAACGGTAGCTCCGGTGGCGGATTTGATCTAGGTGGTCAAGGTGTTGGTGCAACACTTACATCTGTTAGTAATGTTTATATAAACACACTAGGTATTGGCGGAGATACATCGATTAGTGTAGGTAGTAGGATATTAGTTAAAGATCAGACGAATATTATCGAAAATGGTGTATATACTGTTACAAATTTAGGTGCCGAAGATCCGGGCGGATTTCAGTGGATGTTAACTCGCGCAACTGATTATGATAATAGTCAGGCTAATGAAGTTCGTGCAGGTGATGTGATATATATACAAGAAGGAACATTAAGTGGTACTCAGTGGGTGCAGACTAGTACAGGCACCGGCCAGTCGAACGCAACAATTATCGGAACCGATAATATTACATTTACACAATTCTCCGGTGTCGGTGCAATAACTAGCGGACCCGGTATTGACGTTACTGGTAATGTTATCTCTAATACAGGTGTTATATCAAATATAGCAAGTACAGGTATTTCTATATCTGGAGCAACTGGTGCAGTTACTATTACTAATACCGGCGTTACTTCGTTAACAACTAATACTGGTTTAAGCACGAACGTGAGTGCAACTGGTGCAGTTACTATTACTAATACAGGTGTATTATCATTTAATACGCGCACAGGAGCAATAACGTTAACAAGTTTAGATGTAACAACTGCATTAGGATATACGCCTGGTAGTGGTAGTGGAACAGTTTCTAGTATAGGGATGACAGTTCCTGCCTTCCTATCAGTTTCACCCTCGCCTATTACAACATCGGGCACATTTGCAGTTACTTTATCAGGGACAGCGTTACCTATTGCAAACGGTGGTACCGGCCAAACAACTGCTAATGCAGCAATTAACGCACTGGTCCCCGATCAAACTGCTAATGGCGGAAAATTATTAACTACAGACGGTACTAACACATCGTGGGCTAATCAAATATGGTTATCACCGACTAGTTCTGTAGCAATCGGCCCAGCAGTTACGGCACCCGAATTATCAACAACGGCGACAGATGGATTCTTTTATATTCCGTCATGTGCAGGTGTACCTACAGGAGTTCCGACAAATATTCCGGGCAGAGCACCGATGGTAATAGATAGCGTTAATAATAGATTATACATATATGCAGGAGGATCTTGGATAGCTCTTAACCTTGCAGTTTATTCTTAGTCGAAAGGTGATAAATAATGAAAACACTGAAAAGTAATGGAAATTCGACATGGTAATTAAAGTAAGTACACTGCTAAGTCATAATACTAAACTAATTCTCGACTCGTCTCCTACTCTCGGCGGATCCTTAAATACTGATAATTTTCCTATTGTAAATAGCGGTAATCCCGTAACTATTACAGGAAACGATTATCCTACAACAACTGGATTAGCAGGACAAGTTTTAACAACGAACGGTATGGGTATGTTGTCGTGGACATCAAACGGTTCAGGCTCAGTAACATCGGTTGGATTAACAAGTTCGGGTAGTTCTATAACTATTTCCGGTATACCTAATCCTATCACGACATCTGGCACATTTAATGTAGATTTACCTTTGTCTGGTGTAGTGCCTACTACTTATGGATCGTCGTCTTCTGTGGGTGTATTTACTGTAAATTCACATGGTATTACAACATCGGCATCGAATACTGCTATCAGCATAACACCCGCCGCAGCTGGGCTAGGAAATGTAACAAATTCTTTGCAAGTTATTAATCTTGGTGGCGCACCAAGTATGCAAGAGGGGTTGGGCATTCCTATCGCATCAGCAAATGTAGGCGCAGTATATATAGATCGTTCAGTAACAAACGGTAATGGAATTTATTTTTATGATGGTGTAGCTTGGCAAGTAGTTGCACAGAAACTTAATTTATATAATGAAAAATCTTCAGTATTTACCGCACCTGTAGCACAAGGCACAAATTCGATTGCATTAGGCGAAGGTGCTCAAACTACTGTATTAGGCACTGATGCACTTGCGATAGGACAATATTCGGTAGCTAGGACCCAGGGTGGTGTAGTACAAGCTAGTGGCAGATTTGCTACAAACGGCGATGCCCAAACTGGTAGATATTTGTTAAGATCTACAACTATCGATGCCACACTTACTGAATTATTTATTAATGGTACAGCAGGTGGGACAAGATTAAAATTAACAGATGATGCAACATGGACATTTAGAATAACAGTTACAGCTCATAGAACAGATTTAAATGATGGACATGCAGGATACACAGCTTCGGGTGTAATTTATCGAGGAGCCGGTGCTCCTACAACAAGTATTCAAGGTTCAGTTCAAAAGGTAGTATTAGCTGAATCAAATCCAACGTGGGATATAAATATAAGCGCAGATACAGCCGATGGTTCTTTACGGGTAAGAGTTATAGGTGAAGCAGGCAAAATAATACGATGGGTCGCACTAGTAGAGACAGTTGAAATAACTAACTAAGGAAAATAAGATGGATTTTAATTTTGATATAGGTGCGATTTACGGTGGACTTCAATCACTAGATGTCACAACATTACCGCCACTAGGTGGACAAGCAGGCGTTCTTACTATCATAGGTACAGGCGCTATAACATTACCAAAAGGTATTACTTCGGAAGAACCGGCTAGTCCTGTTAGTGGAATGTTCCGTTACAATACTGACTTTAACGGATTAGAATACTTTGATGGAACTGTATGGCAGCAACTTTCATTTGCATCTGGAGCAGTTTCTAGTTTCAAGTTAACTGACAGTTCGACTACACCGATTTATACAACTTCGCCGACAGTATCTGCTACTGGGGTGATAGCAGCAACAATAACTCTTAGCTCGCAAAGTGCTAACCGTATTTTTGCAGGACCTGCTTCAGGTTCCCCGGCAGAGCCCACTTTCCGTGCATTAGCAACATTAGACATACCTCCTGTATCTAACTTATCGGGCGGGCTTGCAGGTACAGTCCCATATCAATCTGCACCGAATGTAACATCATTTACAACTGTCGGTACAACAGGACAAATTTTAACATCAAATGGTTCTGGCGCTCCGACGTGGAATACATTATCTGATTCAGCAGTTACATCATTTAGTGCTGGTACAACTGGGTTTACACCAGCTACAGCAACAACTGGTGCAGTTACATTAGCAGGAATTCTTTCACTTGTTAACGGTGGTACAAACAGTGGAAATACAGGTTCTAATGGATCCATTATGTATAATAATGGAACACAGATTGTTAACAGCACTGTTGGTTCAAACAACCAGGCATTATTATCCTCTGGCGCAGGTGCTCCGACATGGTTAACAGTTTCGAGCACACTAACAACAAATGAAATCTTACAAGGCGATGGTGCTGGAGCATTTACTGCGAATGGTGCAATATTTGCAGGCTCTCCTACATATTCCGGTGTAACATTAAACGGTGTAGTAACAAACTCGACAGATGCAGTTACAAAAGAATATGTCGACGGATTAACAAACGGACTTTCTTGGAAACAAGCAGTTCGCGCAGGCACAACTGTAGCAGGCACTCTTGCTACTTCATTTGCAGCAGGTCAGACACTAGATACTACATATACATTAGTATTAGGAGATCGTATCCTTGTTAAGAATCAAACAACAGCATCAGAAAACGGTATTTATATTGTTACTGCTGGTACACCGACACGCTCGTTGGATGCAAATTCAACATTTGAATTAACTGGTGCAGCAGTTTATGTTGACACGGGTTCCATTAATGCTAACACAGCATGGACACAAGTAACATTAGATCCAGTTATTGGCACAAATCCTATTGTGTGGGCTCAATTCTCCGGCCAAGGAACATATACAGCTGGCGCAGGTTTAGCCCTATCTGGCGGACAATTTAGTGTCAAAACAGATGCAGTTACAACATATATCGACGGCAGTAATAATGTAGCAGTTCTATCGTCAACAACACTTGACCAAGTTTTGTTATCACAAGGTACTGGTAATACAGCAATATGGGGTGCATTGACACTCGGAAATAGTAATTCTGTTTCAGGAATATTAGCAGTAGTAAATGGCGGTACAGGCGCAACAACATTTACAACTGATGGCGTTCTATACGGTAATGGTACAAGTGCTATTCAGTCAACAGCGGCAGGAACAAATGGTCAAGTATTAACAGTTACCGGTGGTGTTCCAGCGTGGGGCACTAATGCAGTTTCGTTAGCAGCAGACACTGGAACAGGTTCTATTGCGCTCGGCGGAACATTAACTATCGATGGTACAACGAATCGTATTTCTACAACAGCTACAGGATCTACATTCTCGGTTGATATTTCGACAGCTTATGTTGGTCAAGCAAGTATTACAACACTCGGGACTGTAACAACTGGTACATGGAATGCAACATCGATAGGTGCAGCTTATGGCGGTACAGGCCAAACTACTTACACAGTTGGTGCAACTCTGTACGCAGATACAACAACTTCATTAGCACAACTTCCGATTGGAACAGCTGGACAAATCTTGACAGTGGTTGCTGGTATTCCTAGTTGGACAACTATCTCAACTGAAGCAGTTACTACATTCCAAACAAGTTTATCTGGACTGACACCGAGCACACCTACCATGGGCGCAGTTACATTAGCTGGTACATTAGGTTTTGCAAGCGGTGGCACAGGTTTATCAACATTAGGCACAGCAAATCAGTTCTTAAGTGTAAATGCTGGCGCAACTGCAATTGAATATAAAACAATTTCGGCAGGAACAGGTATTTCTGTAACTCCTGGAGCCGGCGTTCTTACTATTGCAAACACTGGTGTAACATCCGTTGGATTCTCCGATTTATCGACAACTCCGATTTATACTGTCGCTGGTTCACCTGTAACAACAACAGGAACATTATCAGTAACATTAAATTCGCAAACAGCTAATACAGTATTTGCAGCACCAAACGGAAGTGCAGGTCAACCTGGATTCAGAGCATTAGTGCTTGACGATTTAAGCGGAGCATTACAACTTTACAAGGAAAATGCAACAGCACCAGTGACACCGATAGCAACAGGTACTAATTCGGTTGCAATTGGTAATGGTGCAACAGCTTCGGCAACAAATGCGTTTGCTGAAGGCGAAGGTTCTGATGCACGTATATATGGTCAGAAAGCTTATGCAAATGGTAGTTTTGCTACAGCAGGTGATGCACAGCACGGATTGTATGTATTACGTAACCAAACAACAACTGGCACAACTTATACTGAATTATTCCTAGATGGCGTAGCAGCAACTAAGCGTTTAGTTATAGCAGATAATTCAGTTTATGTATTCGATATTCTTGTTGCAGGTCGACGTACAGATGCAACTGGTGGCGGCGCAGGATATAGATTTGTAGGCATTGCGAAAAAAGACACAACAGCGGGATCAATGACATTCATTGGCTCACCATCTAAGACTATATTAGGTGAAACAAATACTCAATGGGATGCAAGAGTTACAGCAAACACTACAACAGGGTCAATACTGATCGAAGTTCGTGGTGAAGATCTTAAAGATATAAACTGGGTAGCTACAGTTCAGACAACAGAAGTAACTAACTAATTAACTAACTAACAGGAAATAATGACATGGATTTTGATTTTACAACAGAGACGATAACCCCGGATAGTACCTCGATATTGACAATCGGCGGTAACGGGGCGCTGGAACTGCCGGTAGGTACTACTGGTCAACAACCTGGTTCAGCAATTGCAGGTGCGATGCGATTTAATACTAATGGAGGTATAGGTAATGGATATGTAGAATACTACGATCAGTCACCTGGGTGGAAACAATTTCCGACAGTTGTATCATCTGTAGCATCATTCCAAACAAGTTTATCTGGACTAACACCGTCAACTGCAACAACTGGTGCAGTTACATTAGCAGGTACATTAGGTTTTGCAAGTGGCGGTACTGGTTTGACATCAACACCAGCTAACGGACAAATTGATATCGGTAATGGTGCAGGATTTACACGAACAACATTAACAGCAGGAACAGCAATTAGTGTTGTAAATGCATCTGGCGCTATTACAATCAATAACACTGGTGTTACATCGAATGTCGCAGGAACAGGCATTTCTGTATCTGGAGCAACTGGTGCAGTTACTATCACTAACACTGGTGTTACATCAGCAATCGGTACAGCAGGTAATATTACAGTTTCGGCAGCAACAGGTGCAGTGACATTTAACTTAGGTGCAGTAACACAGAGTACTGGTTCGAATCTTGTTAAAATAACACTTGATTCTTTTGGTCGTGTTGTAGGTAATACAGCCGTATCACAAAGTGATTTAACAACAATTTTAGGAACTGCATATCTTTCTACAACAGGCGGAACAATGTCTGGTGCTATTAATATGGGAACTAATCAGATTAATAACTTAGGAATGTCTGTAACTCCGGTAGGAACAGATGCAGTCAATGTAAACTATGTACAAGCTCAATTGTCGGGTTTATCATGGAAACAAGCAGTTAAAGCAACAACAACCGGTATTCTTACAGCTACATATGCAAATGGTGTGAGTGGTGTTGGTGCAACATTAACAGCAACAACGAACGTAGTTCTTCCAGCAATTGATACTATTTCACTTGTTGCATCTGATCGTGTTCTTGTTAAAAACCAAGGTAATACATATGAAAACGGTATTTATGTAGTCACAAGTTTAGGTTCTGCTGGTGTTTCACCGTGGGTATTAACTCGTGCAACTGATTCCGATACAGCAGCGGAAGTAGACGGTTCAGCAGTGTATGTTCAACAAGGTGCAACATTAACAGATACAGGTTGGACAGAGACAGCAACAATGACTGCTATCGGTGCAGGTAACCCGATTATATGGGCACAGTTTTCTGGTTCTGGTGCATATGCAGCAGGAACAGGTTTATTATTGACAGGTAATACTTTTTCTAACACCGGTGTTCTTTCATTCCAAACAAGTTTATCTGGTTTGACTCCTAGCACATCGACTACTGGTGCAGTTACATTAGCAGGTACATTAGGTTTTGCAAGTGGCGGTACTGGTTTGACATCAACACCAGCTAACGGTCAACTTAATATCGGTAACGGTGCAGGATTTACACGAGCAACATTAACAGCAGGAACAGCAATTAGTGTTGTAAATACATCTGGTGCTATTACTATTAATAACACAGGTGTTACTTCGTTCCAAACAAGTTTGTCTGGTTTAACACCGAGCACGTCAACTACCGGTGCAGTAACATTAGCAGGAACATTGGGTGTTGCAAACGGCGGCACAGCATTAACAGCTACACCAACTAACGGACAATTATTGATAGGTAACGGTACTAATTATTCATTAGCTACACTTGCAATTAGTGGTACAAGCCTTTATGTTGCAAACGGTGCTGGTACAATTACTTTATCTGGTCCAAAATATTGGTCAGAAACATCTACGGCACCGACTGTAGCACCATCGGCGGTAGGTACAGCATCTATCGCTACAGGCACAGCTTCATTAACACGAGTATATGGTCAGGTAGCAAATGCTTCAGGTAATTTTGCAGCAGCAGGCGATGCACAAAACAGCACATACATGTTACGTGCAGCAACACCGGCTACAACTGGTACAGTCGTTGCATTCTTAGATGGTTCAGTAGCAAGATTAGTTCTACCAATTAACTCTGCATTTATGTTTGATGCTGATATTGTATGTCGTTCGACAACTGGTGTAAGTGTATACGGTGCATGGAACATCAAAGGACTAATTACTCGAGAAGCAGCGGCAGCAGTGGCAATCCAAGGGTCGACTGCAACTACTCGTATTGCTAGTGTTGGCTCAGGGCTTAACACAAACTCGGTAACTGCAACAGCAGATAGTGCTAATAGTGCATTACAATTTAATGTGATCGGTACAACAGCAGCAACACTCCGTTGGGTAATTACTGTAAGAACTACAGAAGTGACTAATTAATAATAGATAAATACGATTATTAACACATAAAGGGTCTTGATGGATTTAGATTTCACACTTGAAAGAATAACACCCGACTTGTCCGATGTATTAAATATCGGCGGGACGGGTGGTCTCTGCATAACATTAGGTACTACACTCCAACGACCCTCGTCTCCAATTAACGGAACTTTTAGATATAATACTGACACTGCATTATTTGAAGGATATCAAAACAACACCTGGACAAATTTTGCCCTGGGTACTGTTACTTCTGTTGGGTTAGCTTTACCGTCGATATTTACAGTATCCAACTCGCCAATAACTTCGTCGGGTACATTAACCGGTACATTAACAACGCAGGCGAATAATACAATATTTTCTGGTCCCGTAACAGGTGGCCCATTAGCACCAACATTTCGAACTATTTCTTTATTACAACATGATATTTCAGACGTAGTTATTACTAGTCCGACTGCCAACCAAGTTCTTGCATTTAATTTAGGAACTAGTAAGTGGATTAATACAGGTACAGTAGGTGCTAACGCAACAGGTACTATAGGTGTATCACCGACCGGCGGCGGCACAGCATGGACATTGATTTCTGGAACATCGTATCGTGCAGATTTTGTCCATAACTTAGGCACAACAAACGTTGTTATTACGGTATATGATACTAATAATAGTGCAATCGTTATTCCGAATCTAGTTGTAACGACTGATGCAAATACAGTTAGGGTCACAGTAACAGGAAATACAAAAACACTTAAAGTTGTAGTTGTTGCAAATGGTCAGTCTATTGTTGCAGGTGGATCTACACCGACTTCAGTTATTACAGCACAAGATGGTGTAACCGTATCGACAGCAGCAACAAAATTAAATTTCACTGGACAAGCAGTTAAGGTAACTGACGCAGGTTCAGGTACAACTAATATTGCAGTAGGCTCGCGTTTTACTTTTTTTGCAAATTCGTTAGATACTCCGAATAATGCAGATTTTGCAATTAATGCACTTGCTCCTGTTACAACTGATCCAACTTACGCATCATTAAATATTAGGTCCTTTAGTAATACAGTTGAACAAGGCGTAGCATGTTTAATCTCGATCCCAACTGGTGCGACACAATTAATTGTAAAGATAAGAGGAAGAGCACAAACTGCACCGGGTGCAGCTTCAGTAGTCCAACCTAGGTTATACTATAGATTATTACCTAATAATTCGGCTGTCGGTGCTTGGTCTGTAGCACAAGAATTAGCAAATATTGCTATTCCTACTAATGCAAACTTCCAATATTCTACACAGACTATTACATTAGCAACACTAGGATTAACAGCTGGAAATTTATACCAATTTGAATTCACTCGTAGGATTGCGGGTGTTACAGGAACTAATTTAGCAGCAAATTTCTTAATGGCTGAAATTACTTTAGAGTTAGCATAATGGCAATTTTAATGAATGCATCTGACAAACATATTTATAGTGTAAGTTCCAATTTCCGTAGATCTACAGACCCTTACACAATCACCGTATGGATTAATGCAGTCTGGGATGGTGGTATACCTCTGAGTTTTGTTGGTATGTATGATGGCGGAGTTACTACGCCTACTCCAACAACTGGGTTGCAAATTGGTACTAGTGCTGGCAATGGCAAAGTATCGACATGGACTTATGGTGGCACAATATTAGTAGAAAGTGCTACAGCAGTAATGATACCATATAACAACACATGGCAAATGATTACATATACATTCGATGGAACAACTCATCGATTATATAGAAACGACATTCTGCTAAATACAGCAGTGGGTAATACAGTTGCAGGAACATTTACTCAGGTCTATATTAACGGATATCCACCCACTGGTTCTGCCGCAGAAACAGCAGCATACTCAGTGGATTCTTATACATATTTTGGTAGAACACTTTCTGGAACAGAAATACAAACAATATATAATGCTGGTGGTGCAAGACATGGTATAACATATCAACAACTTGCAAGATATGAATTTGATGAATTAGCACAAGGTGCAACAACTTCATCAATTATCGACATGTCGGGTAATAATAATACATTAAGTAGTACAGGTGCTAGTGCGACACCGATAACATATACATATACGAATTCGTATGCAAATTCTAATTTAAGGCCGGTACAATAATATGACAGACGTTTTAGGAACATTATCTTTCTTAGATACACCCGATGTTAATGGTGTACTGGTTCTGACAGCAACATCCGGTGTGAATTCCGTGTTAGGCGTTGTTGGACAAACAGTGGTAACTGGTTCGTTACCAACATTTACAATTGGTTTGGTAAATGATGTAATATTGCCCGGAACAGGAGCAGTTACTATACCGGCAGGAACAACCGCTCAACGACCGGCTATACCGACTGTCGGTATGTATCGACGTAATTCTACTTTAGGATATGATGAACTATATAACGGTGTAATATGGCAACCATTAGGTAGAGTATTACAAATGGTGTCAGGTACTATTACTGCATCTTCGGGCACAACAACTGTACCTTTAGATAATACAATACCACTAAACACCGAAGGTAATCAAATCTGGACAACATCTTTTACGCCTATTTCGGCAGCATCGAGAATTGTAATTAGTTTTACTATCACACACGCTTCGTCAATTGTTAGTGCAACAAACATTATGTCAGTATTCGCCGGTACAACAAATATTGGCGCAACAATGTGTAAAACATCAGCAACAGCGAATACAGCATCTAATATGGCATTATCACTTACATATGCACCGGGCTCACTTACTACAATTACATTCTCTGCTAGATTAGGTGGATCTGCCGCTGCAACAACATACTGCAACCTAATATCCACTGCTACACTAGGTGGTGCAGCAGTGACTGAATATACAATTACGGAGATTCTATAATGTTAACAACAATGTCTTATATGGATGCAATTTCAACCGGTTTTCCGGGTGTAGGGTGTAGCGCAATAGGCGACAACACTGTATATGAAAATATTATGTGGGATAGCGGTGATGCTCTTCCGACCAAAGACGATTTAGATATATGGATATCAAATTATATAAGAAGTCAGCTACTGACTGCAATTTTAGCTGAACGTGATAGGCGTCGAAATGGTGGAGTAAAAGTCGGTACAAATTGGTTTCACTCAGACGATCCATCTAGAATTCAACAATTAGGGTTAGTAATGTTTGGAGCAAATATGCCAGCAAATATTATGTGGAAAACTATGTCTGGATCATTTGTTTTAATGACCCCTACATTAGCTTTACAAATATTCCAAGCATCGGCAGGCAGTGATATGACAATTTTTGGAGTAGCAGAACAAAAAAAGGCAGCATTATTGGCGAGCAGTTCGCCAGATACGTTTGATTACTTAACAGGTTGGCCATTAATTTACGGAGAATAATATGAATATCTTTAAGAAGGCATGTGGGACAATTGCAGATTTTGTAGTCATTAATATCGGCAAAATACACTGGGGATACAAAAATGGATTAACAGAACACGAGTTATCTGATATTCGTGCATTACTTGTTCCTAATTACTATATTATCCTTACGCATCGAAATAATCATTTATCTACTTTTTTTGTCGGCTTTGCAAACTGGGTATTAACTCGTAAATGGAGTTATTGGGCACACGCCTTAATGAATTTAGAAAATACAGTTGTAACCGATGAAGATTTTAGATTAATAGAGGCTACTGGTGCCGGTACACATTATTCACCATTTAATTTAGTATTTCAGGTACACGGTGTTGTATTGTTAAAACCAAAGAATATGTCTGCAGAATATTGGACGACGATTATGGAAAAAGCTCAGACAGAACTGGGTAAACCATACGACTCATTATTCGACCTTAAAAATGACAATGCGTTAAGTTGTGTAGAACTTGTTCGCACTGCATTAATGGCTGAACCGGACTATGCAACAAATTTTGCAAATTTTGAAAAGATGATTAGTGAACGTAAAAATTTAACACCACAGATGTTTTATGATAATCCGGATTTCGAAATTGTTTATGAAACTAGACACAAATAGGATGCTGACTTAAGATAAGTTTTATGCGATCTTCTGCTTTTTGATTGCAGAAACTTATCTTAGCACCCTGATGAAACGGCTTAGGCCATTGCCCTACATCGATCCAGCAATATCCACAGTTTTCGTTATTTAATTCTGGAATAAATTCATCTTCGACGATACAGACAAACGAATAATATTTAAAGTGTTTGTCTTTACTCTGATATACATCAAACGGATAGATTTTTTCAATATCAGGAATAAAATTCATTTCTTCAGATAATTCTCGAAGAAGCGATTCCTTAGGTTGCTCCCCTTCCTCCATCATACCGCCAAATAATGCCCACGTTAAAGCATGAGTCTTATGAGGCGCACGAAGGCTGAGTAATACTCTTTTAGTTTTAGTTGCAACTATAAGAGTGCCTACACCTATTTTATTTAAAATTTGATTGACATTGTCCATATAACTATTTATAATAAATACTAATATGAACTATTTAAAACATTACAATAAATTAATTGATCGAGCTAAATGTAGGCACCTAGCAGGATATTCTGAAAAACATCATATAATACCACGATGCATGGGTGGTTCGGATGAGTCTGATAATTTAGTTAAGTTAACACCCGAAGAACATTTTGTTGCACATCAATTATTAGTTAAGATTTATCCAACAAATACGAAACTTATTCTTGCCGTTAGAATGATGTGTATTACCTCTACTAACTTAATTCGCAATAATAAGCAATATAGTTGGTTAAAAGAAAGATTTATACAATCTAAAATTGGAATACCTAGATCCGAAGAAACAAAGCTAAAACTCAGCGAAAATGCTAAAAGAGCCGGCAGAAAACCTCCAAGCAGAAAAGGTGCTACTATGTCAGCAGAATCAAGAATAAAGATAGGCAATGCACTCCGTAAAGAGAGTCCAGTAAAGGTAATATCTGCACCAGTGAGCAGGAAGCATTCGGAAGAAACAAAAGTAAAAATACGAGAAAACCATAAAGGAATGCTCGTAGAACACACTCAGACGAAACTAAGATTAAAATATCTGTTACAAAAAATAATCTTCCTAGTTATGTTTGTCCACACTGTGGCACGGAAAGTAAATCGGGAGTTATATTTCGTTGGCACTTTGATAATTGCAAATTTATTCATAGTTCGATATAGTTGTACCATTCGGCGCCGATATAATATTGTCAATTCTCCAATAACCACCGGAATAAATTCCTAAATATGTATACGCCCACTCATTAGTATTTGAATCGTATGCATACTGTGCCCCATTAGAATTACTGGTTACGTAATTCTTACCTATAGAATTACGTGAGTCAAAAATAACCACCCACTGTCCACCATTATATTCAATTATGTCATTTGGGTATGCAATAATATTTTGACCCCATGGGCTTGTTGGAACATTTGGTGGTATTGCAGGTTCTTCGCCTCTACTATTATGTGACGTTAGTAAATATCGTTGTCCTGCCAAAGCAGGCGGTAATCCGTTACCCGGAGTAATTTCGATTGGGTCGATAATCGACTGTATAGGCGAAATTGTATTAGGGGGTAAAGTGTCTAAGTCAGGAGTAAATAAGAGTACGTTTTGACGAATAGGATCGTGTGTAATTCCACCGATTATGTCAGAATCCCCGATGTCTAGGTTAGGGTCTAATTTTAGCCGAATATTGGTGATATTAGGGGTGATCTGCCCATAGATTTCAAACAAGTGTAACCAGCTTAATAGTGGATCTGCCAGCCCAAATTCATTCAATAAAGTAATCTCGTCACCCGTAATAGTATGTGCAACAGATATTTTATAATTACCTTCCGTTGTTACAATTTGTACAGGATAAGCTGACAACGAAGTAAATGGGTCATATACTCCGTCAATTTTTGCAGCAATATCAGCAACATCGGCAACATCGAATACTCGTGTAACAATTTCTGCAATCATACCACTTCGTTTAAGTTTAGCAGGTGGATTAATCCATCCTTCTATCTTAAATTTATAGCTCATTACATCACGGTCGTCCGCACCACCTTGTGGTATTGATCGATTCGTCCATGTAACATCTTCCATCCACACTTCGAAAATACTTGTCCAATCTAGTGTATTACTATTTTGCTGTAACTGAATTGATTTGTTAAAAATAACTGCTATTTGTTCGAATATCTGCAACTTTGTTTGGATATTAGGTGTCCATACATCTAATTTAAATATAAAGTCATACGGAACAGGCATGTATCTATCAATGTCTTGTCTGATACCCGGACCACTACCATATACTTTTGTTAATGGGTCGAATTCTCTTTCCATAACAGTGGCTTTACCGACAAACTGGGAATCTTGTCTACGCTTATCATTCATCTTTATACTATCTATGTAAGCACTAAACATAGGTGACGGTAACATAGTATTTTCACTAGCACCTTTTATCAACTGTGCAACCATAGATGATGGGTCGCCGTATAAAATAGGCACCCGCTGAATTGTGTATAAGCCATTTGCATCTGGTCCATTTCTAATTTTTATGTCGGAAAATATCCGCATAAATTGGAGTAGATATCGGCGTGTCTGGTTGTCGTAGAAGAAATCCATTAGTTTCCTTAAATATAGTTTGTATAAAAGTTCCATCCTAGAAACTTTAGATGGAGTGCTGTTAAAAATTCGGTCTTTTCTGATTGATCATTAAAAATAAGCGTATCTACGGACGAGTCTTCTGTCGATATATTATTTGGTGGAAAAATTGCAGACTGTCCATTCGACTTCACAAATGTAATTTGATTTTGTAAACTGTCAAATTTCACATCTTCTTGAGTGGTTCTGATTGCCATAGCAAAACTTGCTGGCGATCCTAACAATGATAAAGGTGCATAACTTTGACCTTTTACTAATTGATTAGTTGATACGCAGTGTTGTCTTTCCAATTCTATGAATTTTATATAATCGACTTTATCGTTAGATGACGCCTCTGATAACGGAATATTTAGGTCTTCTATTAGTTTTCGATAATCACAGAGCAGTAATTCCAAAACATCGATTGATTGATTATTAAATTCATGTAATTGCATTTAATTCCCTTTCTTTGCAGCTCTATCGTCTGCAATTTTACTGCGAATAGCTTCAGTTTTTGTTACTGCTACTTTACGATCAGCATATAAATCTACTTTTTGTTTTACAATTTCACTAACAGCTTGTTTTTCTGGCACAACAGTACCATTAGCTAATATAGTATCATTATTGTTATCAATGAATGTGTCGAGGACACGGTTATAGGCAGTCCAGTGTTTCAATATGTCTTGTTCTATCAATTTAAATACATTACCTTGTTTTTGGAACAATCTTTCGGGATAATAATCTATGCGTAAATAATATTGTCCATCTGTCATACCCGGTGGAAAAGTTATACCTGCACCAACAAGTGGTTGCCCATTCGGTGGTTCACCGTCTCCACTAAAATAATAAGGCACTAGTGTAGGATAATTTGTATTTGGGTCTATATTGATATATAAATTTGCACTTTCGAAAAATTTCGGATCAAAGAATGCATTCTGTGCAGCTTCCGCAATAATTGCATCACTGATGCCGATAATTTTGCAAAATAAGTTTAATGTATTAGTAATATTATGATTCTCCCCTGTACCCGGATTGCCATCAGCATCAGCAGTATTAGTAAATCCTTCCGGCATAATACCGATACCTTGACCTACTCCGCCATCCGTCTGCCCTGTTGCTGCCTGATCAATTATTTCTTGATATTCTACTGAAGCAACCATCAGTTTAGCTCTTATCAACCAAATATGAGGAAACCACTTAGGCCCATATCCACCTGCCGCATATAATGCATCCTGAACAACATAATATCGGTTAATACCGACAGCATTATCGAAGATAGGGACATCTCTCATACTAGGAAACTCTAAAACATCACCTGCAATAAGTTTTCTACCTAATGCATCAATCATATCAGTGTAATGAAACTGTATACGGATCGTATCCGATGAAAGGAAAATACCAAACTGAGACAAATCATAATTTACGTCTTGTGGCTGGTGGTGTCCACGCATTTCGATCACATCTGGATTGTATTTTCTATTATTATTTGTTTGAAATAATACATCTTGTATAGTAGTTAGTGAAGTATCGGTGCTACCGGCAGCATCTGTTGTTGGCCCTATATATTCGTGTACCAATATACCATCGCCAGCCATACGGAAGTTTTCACCTACAGCTCTATCTATGAAGTTAAAATCATTGCCCTTAGTGGGTGACCACAGTGAAATTCTTGCCATACATATTCTCCGTTTCTATTATTTATCAATACATCACTTCAATGATAAATAGTTCAGCACTAGACTGGTAATTTTTACCAGACAGGATAACACCTGAACAGGAGAGCTTATGTCAATTACACTGAACGCCAAAGGTACGAGCGTACCCTCTTTCACAATCGGAAAGGGCGGTGTTACTATCTATCAAGGATTATCTGATCCATACCCAACTTATACACTAAAAGACGGCGATTATTGGCTCGATAAAACAACAAATGCATTAAAAGTATGGTCTACAGTTGGACCTGCGTGGCAAGCTCCTCGTTTAGCCGATTTACATTTCGTCAATAATAGTATTGTTGCAACTGGCGGCCAAGATTTGACACTATCTGTAGATGTCAACCATTCAGTTAACATAGATGCAGGTAATTCCGGACCAGCATTAATAACTGCAACAAACAGTCAAGATCTTCATATTAACCCTGCAACAGGCGGCGGCCAATATTTAGTATTAAATGTTAATCGCTGGCCGACAGCTGACGGTACGGCAAATCAAGTATTAACAACGAATGGAGCCGGCGTATTGAGTTTTACTACACTTAACATAATAGGATCTCCTGCACCAGCAACTAATGCAACAACAGGTTTCGCATATATTCCTGTAACGACAGGTACACCTACTGAAACACCGACAGCAATTACTGGATATACGCCGATGATGACAGACTCGAGTGGTTCGAAATTATGGGTATATATCGGCGGGTCATGGAAATACACCATACTTTCATAATAATATTTTTAGATAAATATTGGATAGCAACACAATTAGCAATAACCGAACATAAATTAAGGAATAAATCATGAGTAAGGCATTCTCACTAGGTAAGGCGCTAATTGCAGGCGCATCCAACGCAATTCTTATTAACACGAATACAGACGACGGTATTAACAAATTACAAGTAACTGGCGGTGTGATATCATCCGGCACAGTTACAGCAGTTACATTCAGTGGATCAGGTGCAAGCTTAACATCTATTCCGAATTCAGCATTTACTAATAATTCAATAACAATCGGTTCTACTAGTGTTGCACTTGGTGCAACAGCAGCTACTATTGCTGGATTAACATTAACTAATCCAACAATTACGAATTATACAGAAACATTATATGTTCCTTCGGCAGGGTCTGCATTTACTATTGCATTAACCGACGGTACAATGCAGAAATTTACAACTAATGCTAATGCAACTTTTACATTACCTGCATCAGTTGCGGGTAAGAGTTATACAGTTTTAGTATTATACGGCGGAACACACACTGTAACATGGGCAGGCGGATCGACTATTAAATGGCCAAGTGGTGTGGCACCGACTGCAACAAGCGTTTCGAGCAAGATAGATATTTATGTATTTACGTGTGACGGAACTAATACATACGGCCAAGACGGCGGAAGGAATTTCTAATGTTTTCAACATCGAAATTTTTCCATAATAATACAGTAACACCGACTACATACGTAGATAATGTATTTTCTGCGTATACGTATGCAGGTATGGGTACCACCGGCGCAAATCGTATTAATAATGGGTTTAATATAGCGAAAGTAGGAGATGCATTTTATGCAAATACTACGTTATTAATGGGGTTTGATTATGACATAGTAAATGATAAAACTGGTATTATCGATCTGCCCGTAGTTACTGGGTCGACAGTTTTTAGCGGTGCTGGCGTATTTACATCGGCGTGTATGAACGGTGCAGGTATAAATGCTGCTACAAATTGTGTAATTAAAACTACAACAAATAGTCTTGGTGCTAATTTTCATAATCCATTTTGTATAGAAGCATGGGTAAGATGTAGTACAGGTGCAACCGCTGGTGGCAATGTATATGTATCGTTAATAGAATATACTGACTCGGCAAATACAGTTAATTTTGATGTACAATCTGCGGACGGTGCAACAGCATCAGTTATTTTTTCTGTAACAGGTACAAATCCAACAACATTGTCATATACAACAACCGGCCTTACTACTCTCCAATTAATTCGAATATCATATGATGGTACTACATTAAGAATATATCAAAATGCTGCACTTCAGACATCTGCTGCTTGGTCGGGATTTACTAACGGAACATTTACTTCTAATGCATGTAAATTTCAAGCAATTGGCGGCAGCGTAACTGGAACAGCAGCACAATTACAATTCGATGAACTTCGTTGGACATTCGGGGTAGATCGGGCAGCTGATGCAACGACTTTACCTACTGCATTATTTCCTAGAACTTCGACAGCAACAGCAGCACTAGCAACTGATGCTATGGTATGGATTAAGAATAGAACCAGTGCCGTCGATAACGTATTACAAGACAATGTTCGTGGATTTACTAATGCATTAGGGTCTAATTTACTTACAGGCAGCACGGTTATAAACGGAACCTTCCCTCGTTCGTACGGATTTGAATTTATAGGTTCGACTGCAACATTAAATGCGCAATCTAATAATTATGTTTCTTGGACATTTCTTAAACAAGTAAAATTTTTCGATATCGTAACATATACAGGTAATGGCGCAAACAGAACAATAGCACATTCGTTGGGATCAGTTCCCGGTATGATTATGGTATTTCGAACTGACATAACAAGTGCAACAGCACGAATGGTATATCATGCAAATATACCTAACACGCAATACCTATCATTAAATACGTCAGGCGCAGCAGTAACAGACGCAACTGTATGGAATAGCACAAGTGCAACATCGTCGGTCTTCAGTGTAGGTACCCATACTGACGTAAATGCATCAGCTGGAACATATGTAGCATATATATTTGCTAACGATACAACATCAACAAGTTTGATAAAAACTTCGTCATTTACAACAGATGCAAGCGGTAATGCAACTGTATCACTAGGATGGGAACCACAATTCGGTATTATCAAAGGAACTGGCGCCGCAAATAACTGGATTATGCTAGACGAAACTAGAGGATGGTCGCCAACCGCATCGTCGACTTTATCTTTACTCGCAAATACAAACGCCACAGAAACCGCTGTAAGTTTATCTTCACCGAACGCATCAGGTTTCTCTGTAACAGGGTTAGCTGTATCGTCAACATATGTATATACAATGGTTCGACGCCCGAATAAACCGCCCACAGCAGGAACACAAATTTACAATGCAATAAGTCGTGTTGGTACATCGAGTATATTTGCATATACTACTTTAGGATTCGCACCAGACCTTGTTGCAATTAAATCTACTAGTGCTACGTCATCTCATTATTGGTTTGATAGGTTACGTGCAGCAACACAATATTTAAGTTCGAACTTAACAAATGTGCAGGCAACAGATGCTGTTTCTTTAACTTCTTTTGATATGAGTGGGTTTACAGTTGGTAATTCTTCTGGTACAGCGCCGGTCAATAGTAGTGGGTTGACATATATAAATTACGGATTCAAACGTGCCCCGGGTGTGCTTGATATGGTTTACTACAACACAACTGGCGTAAATAAGACAGAAGCGCATAACCTCAGTGTACAGCCGGAGTTATGGATGGTTAAATGTGTTAGCGCACCTAGAGGGTGGTTCATTGGAAGCACACTGCTTGCTGCAACAGAGTATCTGCAACTTGAGACTACGGCTGCAAAGATAACTGATGCAACCGCTTGGAATAGTACATACCCGACTGCATCGGTAGTAAGCCTAGGTACTCTTACTGGTATTAATGAAGGCGGTGCAACCAAGACTCAAATTATGTACCTCTTTGCTACTGTATCAGGTATCACTAAAGTTGGATCGTACACCGGAAATGGAACTTCTATAAATATTGACTGTGGATTCGCAGCAGGCGCTCGTTATATATTAATTAAACGAACAGATTCTACAGGCGATTGGTATGTATGGGATACTGTGCGTGGTATTATTGCAGGTAACGACCCACACATAAGTCTTAATACTACGGCAGCACAAGTTACTACAGATGATAGTATTGGTCCGTATACACCTGGATTTACTGCTAACCAATTAGCAGCAACAAACATTAATGTAACAAGCGCAACATATATATTCTTAGCGATAGCATAAAGAATATAATTAAAATAATAGATAAATAACGGAAACGGAGAACTTCAGATGGCAATTCAACTTTCAGGTGTACAATTAGGTAATATCGGGGGCGGTCCATCCTCTGTTACGTTAGAGGATTTAGCTGACGTTCTTATCGTTACTCCCCAGACTGGTCAATATTTAAGATATAACGCATCGATTTCTGAATGGCAAAATGCATTCATAAATTCAGATGTATATTCGTATCTTAATACAAATTTAACAAGTTCGAACGGTGTTAACCTTGTAAAGACACCTGGGCCAAATACAATCGATATTACGTTAGCTTTATCGGCTTCTGGTGATGCGACAGGTAATGTTTCCGGTGGAGTATTACCATTGACACTTGCTAATGTAAATGCGAATGTAGGAACTTTTGGTTCTGCTTCCCAGATACCTGTTTTTACTACGAACGCAAAAGGTTTGATTACAGGTGTAACAACTGTTTCATTTAGCGGTACCTCCCCACTTGCAACAAGTTTAGCGGGAGGCTCTGTAGGTGCGCTACCGTACCAGTCAGCTTCGTCGGTTACATCATTTCTTACAGCAGGAACATCGAGTCAGGTACTTATATCAGGAACGACACCTAGTTGGACTAATGCGCCTACTTTAAGCGGTGTAAATTTTTCTAGTATTCCGAACTCAGCATTAGTTGGCACAGGACAAATTACAGTTGGTTCCACAGCAATATCATTGGGCGATACAGTAACTACAATAGCTGGATTGACATCTGTTACATCGACAACATTTGTTGGCGCATTGACAGGTACTGCAACAAATTCTACAAATGCTGCTATCACAGACGATGTGGCAAGTGCTCCAGCAAACTTTATTACGATGGTTTCGACAGCCAGTGGTAATCGACCAATCAAGACTTCTAGCACAAAGTTGTATTTTGTACCATCGACAGGAATATTGACATCAACTGCATTCGCAGGCTCTGGTGCAGGGTTAACTAACATTCCAAACTCAGCACTTACTGGCTCCGGCGCAATAACAATCGGTTCTACTTCGGTAGCACTTGGTGACACAGAAACTACTATTGCAGGATTAACATCTGTTACATCGACGACATTTGTCGGCGCATTGACAGGTAATGCTTCTACTGCGACATTAGCAACTACATCAACAAATGTCGCAGGCGGCACAACAGGTGCAGTACCATATCAAACAGCAGTAAGCACAACAGCATTATTAGCAGCAGGAACATCGAGTCAGGTACTTGTATCAGGAACAACTCCTAGCTGGTCGAATACACCGACATTGACTGGTACGAACTTTACTAGTATTCCGAATGGTGCATTATCTAATAGTTCGATAACAGTTGGATCTACAGCGATTGCATTAGGTGCAACTACGACAACATTAGCTGGCTTAACATCTGTTACATCTACAACATTTGTTGGTGCATTAACTGGCGCAGCAAGTGCTAACGTATTAAAAGCTGGCGATACAATGACTGGTTTGTTAATATTGAGTGGTGATCCAGTCGCTGCTATGGGCGCAGTGACAAAACAGTATGCTGACGGAATAGCATCCGGCGTTAATATTCACGCTGCATGTGATACAGCAACTACAACAGCATTAGCAACAAGCACATATAATAACGGTACAGGTGGTGTTGGTGCCACACTAACAGCAACAGCGAACGGTGTATTAGGTACAATTGGCGGGTATGCAGGTCTTATTGTAACTAATCGTGTTCTTGTTAAAAACCAAGTAGCAGGGTTACAGAACGGCATTTATGTAGTTACATCACTCGGGTCTGCAGGCACACCGTGGATACTGACTCGTGCAGATGACTTCGATGGTTCCCCTGCAAGTGAAGTTGTGGCCGGCGATTTAACTTATGTATCGAATGGAACAAATAGTGGTACACAGTGGGTTCAAACAGCAGTAGGTACTGGTACAGGCGGTCCGGGTTCGTATATTATTATTGGAACAGATGCGATAGTATTTGGTCAGTTTGCTGGGTCAGGCACCCTGACAGCTGGAAGCGGCATTGACATTACAACAAATGTTATTTCGAATACAGGTGTATTAAGCAACATCGCTGGTACTAATATTTCTGTATCTGGTGCAACCGGTAATGTAACTATTGCAGTTACAGGTACTGTTCCATCGGCAACAACAGCAACAACAGCAACAAATATTGCTGGCGGAGCAGCAGGTTCAATTAATTATCAAACAGCAGCTAGTACAACAGCATTATTAGCAGCAGGAACATCGAGTCAGGTACTTGTATCAGGAACAACGCCTAGCTGGTCGAATACACCGACACTAACTGGTACGAACTTTACAGGTATCGGTAACGGTGCTCTGACAAACAGTTCCGTAACATTAGGTTCTACAAGTGTTTCATTAGGTGGCAGTTCAGCATCTATCGCTGGTTTGACGTCCGTTACAGCAACTACATTTACTGGTGCTTTGGTAGGTAATGCTTCTACGGCAACAAGTGCAACTAACGCAACAAATACAACGATAACGGATGATACATCAACTAATGCTACTAAGTATATTTCGTGGGTTGATGCAACTAGTGGTAACAATCCAGTAAAAGTGTCGAGTACAAAACTTACAATCAATCCAAGTACAGGTGTATTGACAGCTACGTCGTTCGCAGGATCTGGCGCAGGTTTAACTAGTATTCCGAATAGTGCCTTAACTAACAGTTCTGTAACAATTGGCTCAACTTCGGTTGCACTTGGCGTAACAGCAACAACATTAGTTGGTTTGACATCTGTTACATCGACGACATTTGTCGGCGCATTGACAGGTAATGCGTCGACATCAACTAGTGCAACAACTGCAACTAATCTAGCAGCTGGTGCAGCTGGTTCACTTCCTTATCAGTCAGCATCAGGTACGACAACAATGTTGACAGCAGGAACAAATGGTTTTGTATTAACATTAGCAGCAGGCGTTCCGACCTGGGCAGCTTCTACAGGTGGTGTAACATCCATTGCAGGAACAGCAAACCAGATTACAGCATCAGCATCAACTGGCGCAGTAACACTATCTCTTCCAGCTACAATTAATGGATTAACATCTGTTTCATCGACAGGATTTACTGGTGCATTAACAGGTAATGCAACAACTGCGACAACTGCAACTAATATTGCAGCAGGCGCAGCAGGATCAATTCCATATCAAACAGCAGCAAGTACGACATCATTGTTAGCAGCAGGAACAAATGGATTTGTATTAACTGTTGCCGGTGGATTGCCTACATGGGCAGCAAACGCTAGTACAACATCATTTGTCGAAGAATCAACAACTGCTACAGCAAGTCAGACAACATTTAATGTTACCGGCGGATACTTAGCAGGATTGATTAGTGTTTATTACAACGGATTATTGTTAACAAATGGTGTTGACTATACAGCAAGTAATGGAACAACTTTTGTTTTAACAACTGGTGCAACAGTTGGGGCAGAACTTGTATCAAGAGCATTTACTGGCTTGACAATAGCTAATGCATTACCGTTAACAGGTGGTACATTAACTGGCGCACTCATCGGAACTTCAATAACAATGTCGGGCACAGTGACAGCATCGACATTTAACGCTACATCTACCAAGCGTGTTAAAAAAGCAATTAAGAATTTAGGTAAGTCATACTTAACTAAGTTTGCAGATTTGAAACCACGTGAATATGATCGTAAAGATTATGTTGCACATGAGTTTGGGTTCGTTGCTGAAGAAATGGCACTTGTGTATCCAGAGATTGTTGGTGTTGACAGTGGTGGCCAACCAAATGGTATCGACTACGGTAAGTTGTCAGCTATCTTAACTGCTAAAGTTCAGGAACAACAGACAACAATTGATAAGTTACAAAGTCAAATGACTAAAGTAATGGGAATGTTAAAAGGTTTGAAATAAATGACTGCTAATATCCAATCAAACGGAACAGACTTAGACACTCTGTTCGCGGCACATGTGACAAACAATGCCGCAAACGCGACTGGATATCAGGTCGCAGGTGTCGATATTTCGACGCGCTTCGATCCATTAGCCAATCCGGCACCAGCAAATGCAGGGAGTAGGTTACCTGCTTCGGGGATTACGACTAGTGCAACAGGTTATTCACCTAATACTGACCTTGCCACCATCTTTTGTGGTAATGCAAGTCAGTATTCATTGACGACACCTGCAAATGGCTCAGGCTCGTTGGCAGGGTTTACTTCGCCTACCACGTTGACGCATACTATAACAATTACATTTGCAAATGCAGCAGCATTGACAAATTATTTCTTTTTTGGTGGTCGTATACAGATTTCATGTAGCCAATCAGCTGGTACAACAGCAGATACAACATTAGCAACTATGTTTACTAATATGGGCACTATTGTTATATATGACGCAGGTCATTTTCAGTCTGGCGGTGCCGGCGGTACAGTGACAAATGCAGGAACCGGTGGATCGAATATCGGTACTACACCTGTTGCACTATATAATACGACAGATGGTTCGCCATATACTGCGACTACATATAGTATAAGTATGGTGGCCAACGCAGCAGCAGGCTCGGCAACAGTGCTTACTATTACAACAGTTCTTACAGTTGTTACTGGAGGTACAGTGGCAGATACTTATACAGGAACATATACATCGAACGTGCAGCAACGTAATTATTCGACACAAACTGTTCCAACATTTAGTCACACTGGCCCTTAATTCAGGTTGACTTACAAAACGTATGATGCTATATTAGCTCATACGTTTTATTTTAACTTGTTTTATAGTGAGCACTAAACAGAAAAGGTGCAATCAACGATATAGATAACGGTTGACACTTAACTAAAACGATGTTAGAGTAACTACTTATTAAATATGTTCGAAGACGGCTTAAACCGTGAACCAATATTTTGTAAGATGGTAGATTGACACATATTATAAACGATGTTAGAATCACAGATGATAAATAAATATACGTAAGTAAATATGTTTGTCTTAAGAAGATAACTTGAATGACTTGACAAGCTGCTATAAAGGTTATACACTTGCAGTAAGGTAGTAAAGAATCACATTAAACAGTGTTTTTTTACACAGATGATAAATAACTTTGTGAACATATAAATTGTTCGCATAGATAACTTTTAATTGGAATTATAGGACTTAATAATGTTTGAAACTAGCTTTAAACTCGCGAATAAGAAACATACGATGGCGTCAGCCACTGTGCGTCAATGCGCAAGTTATTGGTTAGGCTTTACATCACCTAGTAATAATGAACAAGATCCGATTAAGATGGCTTCTTTTTATAAGGGCTCTAGCAACTGAAAAGTAACTAGAACATTTACAAAAAGAAGCCACTAGGAAACTAAGTGGCTTTTTTATTGATTCTGACAAATTAGATATCAATGTTGCAAAATGTAGTAAAATGCTGTAGAGTGTGTAGATACTGGGAACGCAGCCCAGGCCCCACACTTAAAACATGGGTCGAAAGAGGGCGTGTTAGGGGATGGTAAGGCTGTGGCATGAATCCAGCTTGTAAAAACCTGACAATATAAAGTGTTTTACAAATATGTAATGCACTTTATATTAAAATATATTGAGTTGATATGGATTGAAATATCGCAAACAGTATATTTTAATATAGGCATTCGAAAGAGTGCTTTATGAATTATGTTGTATCGTCAGAGTTGGAGAGCTGAAGCGGGCTGTAACCCCGTTCCCTTATGGGTGAGTAGGTTCGAATCCTACATGCAACACCAAACAATGGGGGCAGCAGTGGTTTGCGGATCACACTTGCAATGTGATTGTCTAGTAGGATTCGATTTCCTCGGCCTCCACCAATAACAATGGAGTAATAGTTTAACGAAAAAACGGCGGCACCTATTGATTTATTATCACCGGGAGGATCGCACTTAATAGGTTTAATTCCTATTTTACCCCACCAAGTTTAAAGAATGCTTTCAGCAAACACACAAATTGAAAAACTTTTAATCTTTCAAGATAAAAGCATTCTGTTTTAATTAAGCCTCGTTCGTATAACGGACATTACACTGGATTGTCGATCCAATTACAGCGGTTCAACTCCGCTACGAGGCGCCATTTTTAAAGATTACCTACCGCATACAAAATTCACTCAAAATGAAACCATAAGCGTAATCTGTTTTAGTTTTTGCCGGTGTAGCTCAGTGGTAGAGCACTTCCCTTGTAAGGAATAGGTCGACAGTTCAATTCTAGTCCATCGGCACCAAGTTTTTAATTTAGTATATGCTGATAAGGCGCCGTACAGGACAGACGGAACCCTACTAAGTTAAATTGTATTATCTCTGTAAAGTGTTATCTGGTTGCATGTGCCGTTTGGGGCGGTATGGTGTAGGTTCAAATCCTACTACGGAGACCAAGTTTTAAAGGATCCATTCAGCATAACAACTACACTCTTAATGTCGTGGTCGCAGGTTCGAGTCCTGTTCACTGTGTAAACAGTGGTAGCTCAGTTGGTAGAGCACGTAAAACTGATCCTGATTTAATTTTAAAGTATAAAGTTCGGCAGTAAATCGAATTCACTACTTAGTAACAATGCTTCTTTAGGTAAATGGTATACCGGGATCTTGATAAGGTCTTATCGATGGTCCGATTCCATCAAGAAGCACCAGTAATCAAATATATTTGTCGGGTTCGACGATAAATACTATTATGATAAACTGTCCTAAATGCAACATCTTATTTGATGAACAAGGCAAATGGGGTATTAAACAATTTTGTTCCAGATCCTGTGCAAATAGTCGCGGTCCGCGATCACAAGCAGTTAAAGATGCGATATCTGCAACATTATCCGGCACGGTCGGTCACACTAATATATATAAAGGATGTGAATTAGTCGAAAGAGAAGATCGTTTCTGCAAAGAATGTTCTAAAACTTTTAGGATTCTTCCATCTTCGTCACAGATATATTGTTCTAAAGAGTGTCGAACACCACACATAGGCGGATATAGGCAAGGGTCTGGTAGATCGAAATCCGGATATTATAAAGGAATATATTGTGGATCGACATATGAACTTGCGTGGGTTATATACAGATTAGATCACAATTTATCTGTTAAAAGATTTGATGGTTACATTTTATATGGCGATAATAAAAAATATTATCCCGATTTTATTGATAATAATTGTGTTATTGAGATAAAAGGTTGGACAACAACTGATACTGATATAATTATAGAACAAAAAATGTTAGCATCGAGTCTAGCAGGTTACAAAGTTATTTTACTGAAAAAAGAAGATTTACAGAAAGAATTTTGCTGGATAATAGAGAAATATAATACAAATAAGGTATATACACTATATGATGAATATAGTCCAGTTTTTAACTATGTATGTAATCACTGTAATACAGAATTTGGCAGAAATCATCGGATAAAAACAGAAAATAAATTTTGTAGCAGGGTTTGCGCAGGATTAAATAATAAAGGTAAGAAGATACAAACTAATATTTCGTGATGACGGCTGGTAACTGTCAGTGCCCTTTCAAGGCACCGCTCGTGTAGCTGGGGTTCGATTCCCCCACGAAATACCAATTTTTTTAGGGTTCGTAACTCAGATGATTAGAGTCCTGCCTCTTAAGCAGAGAGACCCCGGTTTGAATCCGGGCGAACCCACCAATCATTGTGCTATATGTAGTCACTATGTTATGCTATGTATGATGCACCAGGTAGATAGTAGTTTAAAAGGAGTTTATTATGAGAATGAATGACACAAACGATGATGAGAATACAGGTACAGGTACAGGCGCTGATACACCGGTGGGAGCAGATCCATTTACTCCGGTCGATGATAGTCACGCAAATACACGTTATGTAATAATTGCTATAGCTGTATTAGTAATTATTGCTCTTATTATATTGTAAGATACAAAAGATAGGTGAGCTAACCTTGTACATGTAAGCTTGCCCGTAAGTCGCGGAGGCCCGACACCGCGTTATAAAATCAGGCGTGAACAATGCGGGTTGTTTGTGGAATACGTTTAGCCTTCCAAGCTGAAAGATGCAGGTTCGAACCCTGTAGCCCGCTCCATATCGAAAGTAAACTATGTTTAATTTTTTTAAAAAAGAAAATGGGCGTTAGTAAAGAGTTTTAAAGCAACTTTAAATTATGCAGATTATTACATTCATTTATTTGAATCTGAAACAGGTAGTCGTAAAGCTGAATATATCAAAAATGGTAGTAAGCATCAATTATCTGATTTAAGAACTTTAGAATCATCCGACTTGTATCAATTAAAGGTATATCGATGGTTGCAAGGTCGAAGGGATCCAGATATCCCGATGTATAGTCAGATAGGTGAAGACGATACAGCAAATTTTTTGAAAGGTAGTATATAGTAAATAGTTTCTATTCCGTAGAATTCGAGCATGGTGCACGGACTTGCCTGTTAAGCAATGACTAGTTGGGATCGTTACCCAAATACGGAGCCATAATAATGTAGTAAATAGTTTTACAATAGGTCAGTAGTGTAATGGTAGCACACGACACTCCAAACGTCTTAGCGAGGGTTCGATTCCTTCCTGATCTGCCAAGTTTTGCCAGTATAGCTCCAATCGCGTAGAGCAGCAGCCTGAAAAGTTGTGTGTTGTCAGTTCGAGTCTGACTACTGGCACCAAAATTTAGAAGTAATTGACATATATGCTAAATAGTGTATAATTACTGTATTAAGAAGTATTTGCAACAGACGCCACAGCTACCGTCGCTACAATGGCAAGACGGAACTGTTGCAGTAAAATGGTAGTAATCTACAAGGTCTTGTGCTAAAGTCGTCCGAAGAGTAATGTCGAGGGTGCAATAACAGACGCGGTGTGGAGCAGTGGTCAGCTCGCAAGTCTCATAAGCTTGAGGTCGGTGGTTCGAATCCACCCATTCGCAACCAATTTAGTAATAAGATATATTAGAAGAGGCTAACGAATGCCGATCCCTATCTTATTACTATACAGCTTTGAATCTGATATACCCCGGAGGCGTGAGCCGCATTTGAACGAACGGGTTCCTATACTAACAGATTCGATCATATTTTTATGTAGTAGCGTAACCAGGAAGCGTGTCGAACTAGGTAGTTCGAATGTGGGGTTCAAATCCTCCTATCTCTAAAATATGTTTTACAGTTTGAGCATACTATTATCGTTAGACCGGTAACAACGGGAGAGGTTAGTCACTGCTTAGAAATGCCCCGATGACGGAATTGGTATACGTGTTTGCCTTAGAAGCAAAATCCTGCGAGTTCGAGTCTCGCTTGGGGCACCAAGTTTTAAAGAATAGTTGCAGCAAACAAACTGGCGGGAAACCGCTGCCAGACTGTTTAGGTAGGTCGCAAAACAATACCTTAAAAACTATTCTGTTTCGATTTTAAAGCATGATTGCAGCAAACAAACTTATTCCAACCAGCCGCAAGGCACTCTGGAGGCTAGCCCGATGGGGGCAGATGACGTGGGTTCGATTCCCGGCAAGTCACAACATGCTGTTTTAGTTTCGATGTGGTTAGTGTTGTAATGGTAGCAACCAATCTTGTGACGATTGTAGCGCGGGTTCGATTCCCGTCTTTCCACCCAATTTATATAAATACTGTTATAGTATGGAGAGTATTATGCAAAACATAAATGAATTAACATATACTAAAACTGAAGCAGAAGTATGTGCATTTCTGGATGAACAAGCTCAGCGAATGAAAAAAAATAGAGCAGAGGTACAGTCCGCACTAATTATGCTTAAAGCAGAATTAAAAGAGAAACAAGGTGCGGATAGACGAAATAACAAATAGTAATATTTTGTGGGGAAAATTAAAAGGTGCTAATTTTGATACTATACAAGATTATTCAAATATAGTTACTTTGTTAAAAACTTTGACACAATTAAACAGTCACTATAGAGTTACTATTTACATGCAAACAATTTTAGATTTTGAAAGCATATTAACTAATTTTATAAACAATGATTACGGTAATTATCCTAGTTCGCAAGATATGAATAGGTTTAATAATAAATGTAAAAAGATGCTATCAAACATACAATATCTTAAATCTAAATTGCCATGATAAAACTTTTTATTATTGTTTTTATATTACTGTCCTCGGGTTGTTCGACCTTTGAAGTAATGAAAAAGAATGGTAAAGTTTACATTACAACAGATGTCTTACCGCCCATAACAAACGATAAAGGATATGGTGCTGATCCTGGCACACATCATCGAATTATGATAAACGGTAAGATAGAATATAGAATTATTCACACTTTTTAATGGACCGTTGGCCGAGATGATCAAGGCGCTAGTCTGCAAAACTGGCTATGGTGGATTGTGACCACCACGGTTCTCCAAACAATGCCAGGTAAACACATACATCTGTATGTGCTGGCCCCTAACATTGCCCACGTAGGCCAATCGGCAGAGTCTACAGTCTCAAACACTGCAAAGTATCGGTTCGAATCCGATCGTGGGTACCATAAACAAATATTTACTGATTTTAGTTGACAGCAGTAGCAGTATAATGTATAATTACACTTCGGGCCGCTAAATGCCACGCAAACTAAGAATTTGCAGCAGACTTACATCAGGGTCGCGCCCTGAGCGGTCCACCGAACACATAAAGGATAATATGGCACGTATAACATCAGAAAAAGCAGCAAATATGATCGGCAATAAGTTTGATATGATACTAATTGCATCGATTCGTGCTAAAGAATTAAAAAAGGGTCATTTAGCTAAAGTAGTATGCGATAATGGTCCTACAGTAACAGCTATTCGTGAAATTGAAGAAGGATTCATTGGTCGCGAGTATTTAAATAAGATAAAGTAACAAATAATGCCCGATTAGCTCAGAGGAAGAGCAACACTCTTACAAAGTGAAGGTCGACGTTTCGAAATCGTCATTGGGTACCAAGTAATACGGAAGATGATTTGCACAGGGTGCAACACTGTTTTGAAAGCAGCTGGACTCGAAAGGGTTTGGGTTCGATACCTACTTCTTCCACCAATATGCGGGCTTAATTCAGCGGTAGAATACCTGGTTGCCAATCAGATTGTCGTGAGTTCGATCCTCACAGTCCGCTCCAAGTTTTAAAGGATTCTTTCAGCAACTTAAAATTTTAAATTGGTTTTAAAAGACAAAAGGTATCCTGTTTTATCGTCTAATGGCAGAGAGGCAAGAGCGCAATCCTCATAAGATTGAATACAGTGGTTCGAATCCACTTTAGACGACCAATAATAACTGCCGTCCAACGGACTTGGTGGCGAGCCTTCGAAGCTTGCTTACGGTGATTCGACTTCATCACGGCGGACCAGATTAACAGGGAGTAACAAATGAACTATGATATTAAGAGTATGGTAAGAGATGGTAAGAAAGTCACTTTCTTATTTTACAAACAAAATGAATTATGGTATAAAACAGAATGCGGCTTTGCATTTCCTGTACCGATCAACGATACGGGCGATGGCGTTTTCTTAAGTGAAGATAAAGCGATGTTGTTCATGCGTTATATAAGAAAAGAAATTGAAGTAATTAAAGCAGCAAAAATAGAACAATCCTCTGATACAACTGAGTTTGCGCAAACTTAGTGAATAGTGGCAAATGTGTATATCGACATACACTCAGAGGGCCAGTACAGTTGGGATATAGTGAAATGATATCACGCGGGATTTTGAATCCTTAGTTCTTGGTTTGATCCCAAGTATCCCTGCCAGTAACAAAGAATATGGAATGCGGGCCGTGCGGTAAAGGCGACACCCTGCTAAGGTGCAAGTTCATGAAAATGGGCTGCAGAGTTCGACTCTCTGGCATTCCGCCAAATAATCCCTGTATAGCTCAATGTTAGTAGCAATCCCCTTTTAAGGGATAGGTTCGGTGTTCAAGTCACCGTGCAGGGACCAGTAATTTTAATAAATCCGAAATTTTAACTCCATTTTTGTATTCGTCATATGAAATACGGAATATAGTATTTTTGGTATTAGTGGTAATATATTCGTCACGCAATATGTCGGCAGCTATATGTTTTGGTACAAGATGTTGCTTCCCATCTAATTCGACTATTAAGTTTAGTTTAGGGAAATAGAAATCAACAAAATACCATCTGTTAGTGATGTGGTTTCTTATACTATGCTCTGGTATAAAATCTGTGATATTATGTAAACTTAGCCATTGTTCGAATGATTCTTCCATGTATGATCGTTTATCTCTACGAAAATTACTTCGCTTATTTAAAATAATTCGTTCAGTAATATTATTAGATAATAACACAGATTTACATGTAGCAGAACAAGTTTTTATATATTTATTTTTAATTAGATTATTACAGATAACACAAAATGATATCTTGCAATATTTTTGACAACCTTTATTCCATGGTATCTGCCCGGTCTTAGCAAGTATGCGTGATTGTTGTTTTTCGGGTGACATCATTTTGTTACTGTAATATCCACTACACGACTGCGAACAGAATTTATTGTGCCTGATTTCGTAATCTAAATTAGTTTGGCAATATTGACATTGATTAGGCGAAGTATTATACTGTGTTATGTTATTTAATTTTTGTTTAATCTGATATGCACCACCTAAATGTGCTGATTCTTGTAATTGTTTAGTGTTCTGTTGTTTGCCGTCAGTTGTATGTGATATAAGGTAGTGTGTAAATATACCTTTAGCAGACTTAATTTCTCTACAGTGTATACAAGAAACTAATGGTGATTTATATGTGGTCATATATGTATTTATACTACCATCGACGATAACACCGAATTTAAAGAGCCCTACCATACAAAGGAAATATATGTCTTATAGAAAATTAGTAATTAACGAAAAAACATACGAATATGTTATTGGTAAATCCCATACAAGGATTAAGGGTATCGGAGTTTTTTTAAATAACGATATTGGGTCTAGATATGATATTTTGTGTGAATGTTGCGGAACTCCTTTGTCGGAACTTTATAATGATTTGACAGCGACAGAAAACAGAGTAACACCGTCGGATATAAAGACTATGATATTAAAAACTATAAGTCCTGTAACATATTAAAATGCACTGTATGTAAAACAATGCCTAAATTGATACGGACGGCACTGATCACGCTGAAATAATCGATTTCGCCTCTAGCAATTACAGTGTATTTTAATATGTAGTATCAATGCCCCTGTAGCCCAATTGGTAGCAGGTAACAAGTTTAAGCCTTGTCGAGTGTCGGTTCGAATCCGTCCAGGGGTACCATTTTTAAAGAATGTTTACAGCAACACCATCTTAAAGCCAAACCGCGTGACAGGGTTCGATTCCCTGCTTGTAGTGTATCGGTAGCACAGCGGTCAAAAAAGAAATACATTCTGTTTTATCTGTTGGGAATTTGTCATCTGGTGATGATACTAGTCTCTGAAACTATTAAGATGCGTTCGATCCGCATATTCCCTGCCAAATATATCGCCCTCGTACAGTGGAGAGTACATAACTTTGCGAAAGTTAAAACACAAGTTCGATTCTTGTGGGCGGTACCAATCAAAAAAATACCCCTAATGTTTACGCATTAGGGGTATTTTTTTGATTAAAATTCATTCGAACAAAATTCGATGATAAATACAGTTATATTTTAATCGAGGTACATTATGAGTCATTTCTTAGACAAATTAAAGAATCAGGTATTATCTGTAAGAGAGGCAGCAAAAGCAGCTATAGTTTCGCCCGAAGTTAAGGAAGAACGACTTACAGTTTGCCATTCTTGCGAATTTTATTTTAAGCCGACTAATCAATGTAGGAAATGTGGATGCATAGTCTCCGCAAAAGCTTCATTAACTAAGTCTAAGTGTCCTGCTAATAAATGGGCAGTAATAGAAATTAAGAAAATAGATTAATTATACGATAAATACTATACAAATACTTTAACAAGGATACAAATTATGGCAAAATACCTGATAGATTTTAAGAATAACACAACACAGGTAGATATCGATGCATATCTATCTGCAAATAACTGCACAATATTAAAAATATTCAGTAAACTTGAAAATACATATTATGTCGAGTGTAATTTGCATCCGTTAGCAACCGATATTATCGAGCATATTATCGACGATGATGCAACTACTATACAGTTATTAGATATAACTCCTGTCATTCAGCCTGATGCAGGTTATCCAATAACAATCTCTACAACCGATGAAAAAGACTGGTGGAAAGTGTATTCTACGGCCAATATTGATATTGCCTCGATTACTTTGCCTATAATGGGTCATGGCACTGGAACGAATGTTTATATTATGGACAGTGGTATCGAAATAACACATCCAGAATTTGTAGGTAAAGACATATCAATGGTATATTCACTTACAGGTAGTTTCGATGATAACACTGGCCACGGAACTGCATTAAGCAGCGTGATAGTTGGTAATACTTGTAGTATAACAAATGCAAGTTTAAAGGTTGTTAAGATATTTGACAATAATGTTGCAACTAAACAGAGTGACATATTATATGCACTTGATGCGATTTTACACGATGCGATTGCTTCGTCAAATTTAGTATCGATTGTAAACATGAGTTGGTCGATTGCAAGAAATACTTATATCGAAGATAAAATCCGTGCATTAATTTACGCCGGATTATTAGTCGTATGTGCTTCGGGTAATTCGGGTTTACCGATTGGCGACGTAACACCGGCAGCAATGGACGAGGTAGTAACAGTAGGGTCATATAACGATTCGTTTAATCCGTCAAATTTTTCAAATTATACAGGAACACTTAATACTACACCGGGAGTTGTAAATACCGGGGCACTCGATACATGGGCACCAGGCGAACAAATATGGGCTGCTGCATTAGGTGGTGGCTATAGTTTTACGGGTGGCACAAGTATATCATCAGCAATATATTCTGCATCTATTGCATATAATGCAAGTCAGTTAATTGCCGAGACGACTGACATTTTAAGTATATATAGGACATCAGATGGTTTTATAGATAATGCAGCATTAACAGTTCGTGATCGTCGTGGATTACTTAACCTATCGGATCCAAAATATGTAACTTCGGTTAATAAGATTTGTACATACCATAGTGAGTGGGTTAGATCTACTAACAGAACGACAAACCCTGTTAGTAAGTTGGTTGTTAAAGTTGGTGATCGCCAGTCTACATATTTTAGTGATGTGCTACAAACTAAAACATATGAAGTGCTTACTCCACTACCGGATTTTGTAACTATAGAACGTACACTCATAATTGCAAGACCTATTGCGGAACCGACTTCGACATCAAGTGTAGATATATATGACATTCAGATTCGTATCACACCTATAGATTTGTCCGAACCCTATATAGCATTGATTAAATTAGTAGTAACAGGTACATTATTTGATGCAACACTATTACCGGCTGATGATCCGTTGATAGAAATAACATTACTAAGTGCATGTACAGCGGCTGTTCCACCGAATTGTCATTTATACAATTCTGCATGTACCGGTGCATGTGTGACGACTGGAAAAGTTTGCTCGTGTTAATATGATTATATCGAATAAACATATAGGTGTTATATTCCACGCCCGTACTGGTTCCCATGTTTTTAGACATTTTTTATCAGAGTCGTTGCAAATTATGAATTTAGTTGAGCTATTTAATGCTAATGTAATCCAACCGGAGATAATAATCGATGAAGATACATCCACTGCATCTTTAATATTTTTACCAAGGTCCGGCCAACTGGTAGAAAACCCGATTAATGCAGAAAAGGAAACAGTTACACAATTAGTAATGTTAGATAAATTATCTAAAATAAATAAACCTGCAATTTTTGGTATATTAGTTAGGAGTTACAAAAATAATTATCCCGCTTTTATTGAGAAATTAAGTAAGCAAGAAAATATACAATTTGTACACTTAACTCGTGCTGATGTATTATATGGGATCATATCTACGATAATATGTGATGAGACAACAATATGGCATAATAAATCGGACTTACAACAGGAGCGTTATGTTGAAAAACGTATTTTTAATCCGTCGGTAATATTATATTGCTTGAACGCTTATTTAGACGAATTGAAGGAAATTCGTACACATTTTAACTCGGTACATACAATATATTACGAACAATTTCAATTTAATGTGAGCAATCTACATAATTTATTCTCCGGAATCCCTAAAAAAATAATATCTATTCCATTTAATAAATTTGTGGGAAATTATAAAGACATAATTAAAAATTTAGATGAAATAGAAGATTTATACGAGAAGTTCGTAAATGAACATGCGGAATATTTTCCACAATATTTTGGAAAATTACCCGATGTGATTATACCTGCGTGTCAAGGACGACAACCGAGGGATTTATCCAAATGTGGCAACTAGGTTCGGATGATTGGATCTCGTACGGGTGGGGACCAGACCTTCGGTCCGAAAGATATCCGATAAATTCCGGGAATAATTACTTAACAGTAGATTTTAGTAAATATAAATTACCGACAGCTAAAATATCTCCTATTATTGCAGCAGTGGATGCAGTCAATGATATTGTTGCTAACTATCCCGGACCATATACTTTAATGTGCAGCGGCGGCGTAGATAGTCAGTCAATGATATGGTGCTGGATTTTATCGGGTATACCATTTAATATAGTATCTATACGGTATATTTCTAACAGTGAATGTTTTAACGATTATGACTTAGATGAGCTACGACAGTTTGCTGAAGTAAACAACCTCGAAGTTACATATATAGATTTCGATGTAATAAATTTTCTAGAAAATGATCTACAAGATATATCGAAAAACTATGATTGTGATAGCCCACAATTCTGTACTCATATCAAAATGTCCGAATGTGTACAAGACGGTACTATTATGTTTAGTGGAAATTACATTCATGGGCAGTTTGGATTAAGTTATACTATGTTAGGTCTACATAGATACGCGATTGCATCACGTACAACATCTAGGAACATTATTCCTGCATTCTTTTTACATAATCCGTCGTTAGCCTTTTCCTTTACATATAACAACAATTATTGCTCTTCATATATACCTAAAGATATCTTCCTTGCTGCAGGTTTTCCGATAATTCCACCCCCGGAAAAATATAATGGATTTGAAAAAATTAAAGAGTACTATGACCAATATAACGACAGAGTAACAAGCAGAACACGATTATTATATAGTTCTCAGCCTAGTAGACGAGTGTTTGATTTATTATTCAGATACCCGCTGCATTCTAGTAATATAAATAAACTATCATATGTAACAACTATTCTTAACGAGACACAACTATGACACAACACATAATTGATTTTAAGAATAACGCAACACAGGTAGATGTCGATGTATATCTATCTGCAAATAACTGCTCAATATTAATTTGTATAAACATGCCTATATAATATTATGACAAATTTTGTAGATAAATTTAATAATAGATATCGTGAGTTAGAACATATGACCCGTATGTTTACGGCCGAATTAACAGTTATTCCGATTCCTGTGATAGTATATGAAGATAGGATAAAAAATTGTAATAACTGTGAATATAAAAATCATGAAATATGTAATAAAACTGGATGTATTATAAGTATTATAATAAAATCACCCACTCTTACATGTCCGATAGATAAGTGGCTAGCATTAACTAAACAAGACATAATATGAAAATAACATGTGGCCCGATAGATAATCAAATAACAATTGATATAGAACTTCCTGTAGAAAAAGAGACAGTTGGTGTACTTGTAAGTGGCGGACTCGACAGTGCAATTCTATATTTTCTTATAATACAGGAAAATATTCGATTAGGTAGCTTACATGACATAATACCCCTTACTGTCTCGAGAAAAGAAGGTTCGGTTTATTTTGCAGGCCCTGTAGTTGAACATGTACATCGTTATTTTAATATTCCCTTAGTCCCTCATTTAGCAGTAGGCGATAATACACTATATGAACCTAAACAAGTTACTTCAGGAATGAATGATGCATATGCATTGGGGTGTAAACGAGTATATTTAGGGGTAATAATTCAACAACCGGAACATATGATAGGATGGTCACACCCTAAATTAAAAGAGACAGATAAATTTCGACTACCATTTATAAACGCTGATAAGAGTCATGTTGTAGATCTTATAAGAAAAGTAAATCAGGAATGGATATTTCATATTACACATAGTTGTGATCACGAATTGGGAAGATGCAATGTATGTAATGGATGTAATGAACGTGCATGGGGATTCAGTCAATTAGGTGCGATAGATCCGGGTAAAGTGTAGTGATAGAAACAAAACAAATATCCTTCTCAGAAATACTACCGATTTGGGCAGAATACTTATGGCCCGGAAGAACAAGTCCGATCGAACAATATTCGTGCATAGAATATGGGTCACATCCATATACTTATGACATGACATATAAGTATGCTAAACCGACATTTATTGCATTATACGATAATAATCGTCTTATTGGCGTGAACTCTGGTCACACTACAGGTAAAACATATAGATCTCGTGGATTATATGTTTTTAATAAATATCGCGGTAATGGATACGGAACTGTATTATTATTAGAAACTATTAAAGTAGCTAAAGAATTAGGTAGCACATCTATATGGTCTATGCCTAGACAAACATCGATAAAATCTTACGCATCAGCAGGATTCGAATTAACATCCGAATGGTTTCCGACAGAGACATCAGTTCACAATGCATATGTTTCTATAGATTTATGCTAACTTATTTATGGGTTGCACCAAGACAATGCCATACTTCGTGACCTAGTGAATTAAGATTATTACTATCATCAAAATTCTCTGGCTGAACTGCATAAATTTCACAAACATTAGTTGTATTCGGTTTACTACGCGCACATGCAGCATATCCGCCGGTCGGGGAATCCGAAGTACCTAAATTAACACATGCCTCTGAAATTTTCGATTTAGTGACCCAGTGTATTTCGATAACAGTTGAATCCCATTTAGCACGACTGGTTGTCTCATACACATTTGTAGACGAGGGTGAACACCCTGTTAATACGAACACGCAAAATAATAATTTCTTCATATACTTCTCCGTTTCCTATATTTATCACACGTATTGATAAATAATATTACATAATCTTTACAGGAGATAATATGACATATTTATTATTAATCATAGTTATTGCTATATTTGCATTTATAGTATATACGAGTAACAAAAAAGAAACCCCTTCAGACCCGACATTACCTAATAATGCACCAAGTGCCGGTGGTGAACCATTAAATAAACCAACAAACGAGGTATAAATAAGGACTATATGGGATTCGTATCTTTATTAATGGGTAACAAGAATTTAATTATAGGTGTCGTATTGCTTGCATTACTTGCAGGATTAGGCATCTATATTAAAATTTTAAAATCCGAAGTAGCAACAGCAAAAGCAGATGCATTGGTGTTGACTGGTGAATTATCAGTTTCTCAAGCCTCGGTTAAAGGCTTGCAAGCATCGATAGTAAATCAAAATACTGCAATAGCTAAAATGAAAGAAGACGCTGATGCAAGAGTAGCTTCTCATCAAGTCGAAATTGCTGAAGCTACAAAAAAATCGAATTCATATAAATTGCAAGCACAGAATTTAATGAATAGAAAGCCTCCAGAAAATATAAATCGATGCGATGCTGTTAATTTACTTATAAATGAGGAAATCGGACAATGAAATATTCTATTTTATTAGTAGTTTCACTGTTAGCAGGTTGTGCAACAACTAAGCCCGTAATTGATGTGCAAACGCAAGAAGTATTCGTACCGATCGCAACACCATGTAAAGCAGTAGTACCGTCTAGGCCAGATTTTAATTTTGATAAAGTAACTAAGACAGATGATGTTTTCGATAAGACTAAGTCATTATTAGCTGATAGAAAATTACATCTCGGGTATGAGACGGAATTACTTGCAGCATTGACATCATGTATTAAGTAGTATATAGTAACGACTAAGGCATTATTTGACTACATTTCGGGGTTGATAGCATTTCCCGCAAGATTTCCGGCTGCATCCGGTTTATCAAAAATATGCAGGTTGGTTTGTCACTAACCGGTAATGTCTTAACTGATTTTGTTACTCTATGAGAAATATCCGGAATAGGCTGTCTTAAAGAAATGGATATAATGGCCCCAGGCTGAATCAAGCCCTTTCCTATGCCGGTACTACAGTATTATAGAGTAACAATCGTTATATTATGATAGGCTGCAATAATCACCATAAATCGTGCAGAATAACACACTACGTGACGAATTATATACATACTATCGTTCGTTCTCTAATGCAGATCTACATTGATCATCTAATGTGTGCGATTCATTGAAGAATACACTCTGTGCAGGCAAATTAGTTCTTGCAATATCCCCGACACGTGGACATTCGATCTTAATTGGTATAAATGTTCCACTCACTTTTTCCATAGATTTTATAACTTCTAAAACAGAATATCCTGTTGTATTACCGAGATTTTCTATACTATTTGTTGCGCCGTGGTGAACTATGCGTAAGACTGAATCGACAATGTCATTTATATGCGTATAATTTCTGATAGCCGTACCATCTGGTGTATCGTAATTATTTCCGAATATACTAATATCCTTAAACCGACCATTTACTGTAGCAGCCGCCCGTCTGATTAAATGATTATAATCATTATCGAATTTATTAAATCCATTATTACCACTTACATTATAAAAGCGACATATTGAATAATTTCCGAGTTGTGCAATAACATCTTCGCCTACTTTTTTACTCATTGCATATGGGCTCGATGTTGGATTGATAGCGACTCCTGTACTACAATAAATAAAATTAGGAATACTACCGATCGCATCAGCAACATTCCTTGTTCCGAATATGTTTGTATCATAATACATTTTAGGTTCTTTAATTGACACGCCTACCATTGTTTTTGCAGCAAGATGCACAACTGCATCATATTCGCCCAATCTGCTAACCATCGGATATCTAATATCCCAGTCTATAAATCTATCAACATATTTTGTAATATTATTCTGACGCAGATTATTATCAGTACCTGTTACAGTTAAACCGTGCTCTGCTAATGCTTTAACAACGTGTGATCCAATATATCCTGTAGCTCCGGTAACAAATATCTTCATAATATGCCTTAAAATGGTGATTAAGTATTTATCTTATAAATACCAGTATAAATTATTATTGGTGCATTGACATTTATAAAATTTAGTGTATAATTATTACAGTGAGATGGGAAACTTAATCACTAAAATATTCTGTTTGAAGTTGAACTAAAAGGTACTTAAGACGGGGATTCGATTTCCCCCGGCTCCACCAAAAACGTCTTAGAAATTGGGTAAACTCGAGTAAAACCTGATATGGCGCAACACTAGAGGTCCTGGATCCTCTTAACGCTGAAATAGGATGTTCCTGATGGGGCCGACCAGGTTTCGATTAGGTAATAAGTAAGAACAATTAGGAATCGGTAGATGACGACCGTAAATCGCATAAAATCGTAAATGCAAACGCAAATACATCTGAGTCTTTCGTAGCACTTGACCTATCCGCCTTGGCAGATAGCGATATGGCTATGGAAATGGTTGCCTAAGAAACACCGACTCCGAGGTAGGAAAAGCCTTGTAACCAAATAAACCAAAATAGAACCTACGGGTTCTATTTTTATGACTATTATCGATTGACAAAAGAACAGTAACAATATATACTGAAGGCTAAATACATTTACTAACTTAAAAGGAGATTAAAATGTTATAGATTTTAAACCACGGTCCTCCCTGAAATGTTCAATTCAAAGCAACACAATAAACTGAATTACATTTTACAATTAAGGACATACAATGAACTATATTATCGAAAAAGACCAACTCGCATCCGTTTTGGCAGCATGGAAACAACCTAAATCTCACACAGCGTCACAACATGTGATATACAATGTATTACGTGGATATGAACCGAAGCGTGGCTTCACACCAATTACCCGTCCGACCAAATTAGCAAACGGCGCCGAACAATGGTTTGGATATGACATGGCAATTTTTACAGCACGTTGGGAATTAAGAGAAATAAATAATAAGATGGGTAGATTTTCTACTGAAGCACAAGCGTTAATTAGAGCTTCGGCGGAGAATGACCGAATTAAAGCAACAAATACGAAATACGGAATTGAAATCACTTCCGAATTACGCACAAAATTATTGGAGTTGTTAAAATGAATTCATACATATACACTTTTATCCGTGAGGATATACCCCATGCACAAAAAATTGTGCAACTCGGGCATGCCTGTCACGAAGCGGGTAAAATGTTAAATCCGGATGAACATAGAACTCCACCAAACTTAATTCTTTTATCTGCTAAAGATGAGGATGATTTGATAGACATTGCTAATAGAATTGACTGTTTCGGAATTGACTTTCACATGTTCCACGAACCTGATGTAAATCGAGAAACAGGTGAGCAAATGGGTCACAGTGCATTATGCACTCGACCAATCAAGTCTGATAGGGAACGGTCATTCTTCAGACAGTGGGATTTATATAGGCACACCGATTGACAATAACATATGCATACGGTATAATGTATGCATACGCCTTGTTAGCTCAGCGGTAGAGCCTGGTCTCTAAAACCTAAGGTCATCGGTTCGAATCCGGTACAGGGCACCACTTTTATTATATTATGGATTTATTGACAGTAATTTTTGTTTCTAGACAAGGGCCTGATCATTTTCAGCTTATGCTCGACTGGTTAGCAAATAATGCAGATAGAGAAAATTATCAGTGGTTTGGATATTATGCTGGGTCAATTAAAGATCATAGTATATTTCACTTTTATAATGATGAAGTGGCAACAGTATTTAAACTTGTGTGGAACGGTAAATCAAAAATATGAACTTAGCAGACAGATTTCGACAGTTTATGAGACCTTATTTAGATAAGTGGATGTCGATTGCACAAAAAGATCCGGACATTAGTTATGAAGATTATAAAGAATTAAGAAAAATATACAAAGAGATTTATAAGCATGAACATAAACTTTGACCGTATATACACACGGTATGTTAAATATCGAATTATTATCAGAAATTCGAATACATATCCATACGGAATAGAAAAGAAGGAGCCCGGATTTTTTACCGACTGGATATCTGTCGATGTTGCAAGTAGTATAATGATTGCCGAAAATACATTGCATAAATATATTGCTGCTAAACTACCTCCGGTGGGAACAGTAGTGAAGACATACGACGAAAGTGACTTAATTGTTGATAAATTGACAGGAATAAGATAAATGGGTAAGAAATATACAGCAACTATTGAGGCAGATTCTTATAGTAATTCGGTAATAATGTTACCAGATGAAATGCTTAATGAATTAGGCTGGGCCGAAGAAGATGAATTAACAATAACAGCAGGTTCGGCAACAGGTGCAATCACGATTGTAAATGTGACACATAATAAGCGTAAACAGGGCGAGAAGAAAATATGAAAGTATCATTCAGTGTTGATTTAGAAGGGTGTTTACCTTCACATCGAACCAAATATGATCTTGGAATTTAATGATTCGGATGAATTAAATATAAAATTGCAATTCCAGTGATTAGTAGTGTGTTTTTCATAATATATTATCTAGTTAGTTGACTTGCCCTACATTTTATTATATACTAAAATCATAAATTATGCAAGTTTGAAAGTAACTAAATAATATGAAATCTACATCGAGATATGTTAAAGATGGTATAGCATATGTATATTGTCCGGAATGTGGCGGAGAAGGTCGTCAAATGCATGGCGTAATGTATCCATCGGGGCATCACGAAATCTGGCTGCCATGTGAATTTTGCGAAGGTGAAGGCGACTTCGAAGAAGCAGACTATCTTGTATTAAAATTAGAAGGCAAAGTTTAAATAAAGGAAATGAAATGAAAATTAATGTAAATCATATTTTAGTAAAAACACTAACAGAAGCAACAGCATTGCAAGCTAAATTAGCAGCAGGCGAAGAATTCACTAATTTAGCAAAAACCCATAGCACTTGCCCGAGCGGTAAATCTGGTGGTGGTTTAGGTTTCTTCGGTAAAGGCCAGATGGTTAAGCCATTTGAAGATGCAGCATTTGCGACACCGGTTGGCGAAGTAAGTGCGCCAGTGCAAACACAATTTGGGTATCACCTCATACAGAGGTTATACTAATACGATCTTAGGGATGGTACACTTAACGGTGCCCTAATACCTTTCTCGGGGAGAAATTGAGACGATGAATCACCAGCGTGAAAAGTGTGAGGCGAGGCAGGTGCCAAATGAAAAAATGTCAGTCACGCTTTTGACTATCAGTCTTATGTTTAACCCGGTAAAAGCATCGGTACTTCGTAAGACGCGGGTTTACCACCCATAGCACTATTTCGTTAAGTAACAGACCAGAACAGAAAGGTGTATGCCGGGTTGACATGTGAGTTTACGTATTCGATGTAATCAACCACTGTCTATGTCTTAATATATACCCTGTCGAGTATCGGGAAAATGTTCAGCTGTATTAAGGGGTGGTACCCGACAAAGATAATACATACGAGAGCTAAATGCAGGAATAGCAAGATACTCACTTAACATTTTTAATTATGCAAATAACAACTACAAAAATATTCTTTGGAACACCGTTCGAGATTGAATGTGCCCAAATAGAAAATGCTCCAGGAACTTGGAGCTCATCTAAAATATCCATTTTTAGAGACGAAATTCTTATAGGTGAATATATTAGGAATTATTCACGATATGATAAGGAAACATTTTATCCATTCTTAGTAGATGATGATTGGTATGCACTATACAGTGCAGATTATACAGCAACTCGTGTAATGCGATTATATGATGATAG